AACCTTCGGCACGATGTCGAACGTCACGTATTCACCGCACTTGCACTTAAGGCCTATGCTGTATACTTTGCTCATCGTTGCCGCCTATGAATATGTTGACTTTGAGCGACTGTAGTTTCTGCCAACGCCTGGGCAAGTGAGAAGTTGACGAACTATTATCGACCCAACTTCCACCCGGCAATAACCACTGCAACCGCAATACCACCTGCAAGCAACCCGCCGATGATAAACACACCAAGACTCCTTTCGTCAATTTCTTACTTGCCCCTGTTGTCGGATGTAAACCCGGCCACAGTGCGTCCTCTTTTGAAAACGCGGGGCACCTTGCGGCACCCCGCTTCTCTATGATAAGCGCAGCGACTGTTCAGGACATCCACGGCCACGGGGGAAATGGCGCAACTACCAGGAACGAGTACCCCTACACTTGGACCCCGCTGATCGGGCAGGGCCGTCGCCGCTATGTGTTCGATGAGCGTTTTCAAACTACAACCTCCAAAGCCGGATTTATTTCCGGCAACGCCCTGGCCAACTACTGCTGTTGGGCTGCCCACTCGCGAATATCGGATTCCAGCCCCTTGAGACAACCGAACTTGATTTCGTCAATGTGAAAGACCACGGCACGAAGCAGCCCAATGGCAGTATTGGCCGTGTTGCCGGTTGTGGAAGGAGCGGGTTCCTCCAGTTTGGCGGCGGCATACCGGAAAACCTCATCAATGTCGTTGAGCACAGCACCATTAGCAAAGTCTCTTTTTCCAAGAGAGCGAAACCACTTTAGATCACGCATCGCCGCCTCCTATAATTCGTTAGTGTCAGCGGCAATTTGCGAAGCGGACACCATTGGTTTGTTAGGCGAAGTTTGCGGGGCTTCCGCCAGTTCTGCCGCCGCCGATTGAGCAATGTCCTCCGCCTTCCACTGGTCGCGCATAGAACGAACGTCACTTTCAAAGACAAGCAACGAGCCAACAATGGCATCGTAACGCAACCGGACTTCCGATTCTGTAATCAGCTTATCGAAGCCATCCAACCTGTCAAAAGCTCGTTGCGCTGCTGCGAGTTTGCGCAAAAGCTCCGTAGCCTGTTCAACGTCTGTCATACCACCTCCCTGCGGCGGCCTATAAATTCAAAGCCCCGCAAATTTTGCCTAACGCGCTCACGCACCCGCCCGAAGTTGCTGACACACCCACTCGTAAAACAACCGTGCCTGCCACTCTACCATGCCGTGCTTATAGCACTCTGAAGCAAACTCTTCGAGTGTCGGCAATTTCGGGCTTCGTGGGTTAGGAGATTTAACCGCCCGCTCCTTAATGTCCAGCGCGGCCATCACCCGCCACTGACGACGAGCAACTGACTTGCTGCAACACTGCGACGTGCTTTTGCCACAGCACGGGCATTCGATCCAATATTTCGCCAGTGCACCGGACATCGTCGGCTTCGGTAATCCTAAATAATTTTGTAGCTTACATCCACACTGAGGTAGTGTCATCTTGGCCGCGCCTTTCTGTAAAGTTCCGGGCGGTTATTTCGCACAACGCCCGCCGCACGGACGCCGTTGCTAATTGATAACTCGACCGCAATCTACACACACCTTGATGCCAGTACATGGATCGCTGCTCCACTCATCGTGTGAGCAATGGCGTTCCTGCGGCTGTTGTGGGGCGTTGGCAATTTCTACCTCAGTGTCCAGCGGCTCGTCCCCGCCGACACAATCGAAGCACTGCCGCCTACGTTCCACTTCAGCCGAATTAGGGCAATCATCGCATATATTCATAGAGCCGCCTCAATACCATAAGATAAATTGACAATGTACCACAACGGTTCAGCATGGCGGTAGTTTCCGCCGCAGATATTGATACATGAAATTTGCACCAGTATACTCAAACGCGGCACGATCACTCCTGCCAGGCCGAATACCACACTCAGCAATGGCCCTATCAATAGGCGGAAGTTGCGCCATGCGTGAGTTGGCAGATGCGGAAGGAATGCCTACCCCCATGTGCTGTCGGCGACACCGAGTCCAGGCTGACCATTCCAAGATCACGCCAACCGCTACTCCAACCACAAATGCTACGACAACCCACATAGCCGACCTCCTTAATGTAAAGAGCATGACTGGAGTTTCTGCCAACGTTCGCGGTACGGATGCCGTGCCGCCTATTTATCATCATTCCACAATGTCAGCGGCATGGCATCCCTACCGCTGTTAGCGGCTGTTGCGCCGGATTCCGCAGTCTTCAGTGCGCCGTTCAGCCGGTACACAAACCGGAACTTTGATACGCGAGGAACCCTTGATATCACCGAACCATGAGGAACGTGAGACCGCCTCGAATACTTCTTGCCGCGCTCATCCACGTAATCGCAACGAGGTGTCTTCCGCCCGGCGTCAGTCATACCGTCAGCAGTCCAATTTGCTGCCTTGTATATCGTGCCGCGGTGCCCCGCGCTTGGATCTGCGTAGCTAACAAGATAAGACAGCCCCGGAAATCTCCTGCGAACGATTTTGACAGACTGCGCAATGAACCACGTTTCCGCATTCCGCGGCACATTATCATCAATCCAAAGCCGAGCTAACTCAAAACCCTTGCCACCGTAACGGACGTTTGTTTCTCGCGGCGGCTCCGAGAAAATGATGCAGCCGACCGGCTCGGCTTTGGCTACCATTACAAGGCAGCATCTCACGACGCCAGGCCACTTGCCCAAATAGTGTCTACGAACCATCCAATTGACGGAAGAGCGCGGCGCATCATAAATGCGACAAACGCTACTCCATTGCTTGTTAAAGGACGGCGCACCTATCATATCGCCCTCCGGCGCAATGGCCGCTAACGTGCGCCGTGTTACGACGTTGCCTCTGGCAATGTGGGTGTACTCACCCCTTGCGTAACGCGGCTGTTGTCTGCTGTTTCGGTTTCTTCCACAGTGTCCTGCGGCGCGTCTTCCATCGGTACATAAACAGGTCGAACGTGTATACCATGCTCTGGTAACTCATCAGTCATAATACGTAGAAATTTACCTGCTGCCTCATCACCAGATACCGCCTCAATCTTTCGTATAGCACACTGTATGTTTAGGCCAGATGGTATATGCTTTGTAAAAGTCCCAGCCACAGCAAAAATCATAATCTCCCTTTCTTCGCGCCGCCTACAATTCCAGAGAAACCGAAATTGCAGACAGCGGTCAGCCACCCGCCTGCTGTTTGCGCGGAGTAAATTCGCAGACCAAAGCCCCGCACTTAGTTTCAGTACCCCACACGCACGGCTCGTATTTACGATGATGAGCGCAAATGGCAGGCTGGCGGAGTTGGGCGCGGCGGAGGGAGGCCACCTCGGCTTTCAGCGCGGCGATCTCCCGCAGAATTGCCGAGTCTATGGCCTCGTGACCGCACGGTGGACAGCCGTCGCTCCCATAGATGTCTACGCAGACGGCGTTCATCTCAGAAACGCATCTTTCGCATCGTGTCATATCGCCGCGCCTCCTTTACATAAAAGCCGACCGGAGTGGCGTCCCAACGATCACGCAACGGGCGATGCCGTGCGCCTATAAGTTGGGCAATCTATACAGTTGCCACGAATGTACTTACCAGAACAATCTAACACGCAATCACTGTAGGGTCTCCACCCATTCAGTGAGCGCACGGTTTTGCCCTTGCGGTAGTTAGGCGATGCGGAAGGAGCGATTTCCTTGGTGTCCGGCGCAACGTACCGAACCCACATACCAAAAGGGTCCCAGACCATTTTCTGCCGTTCCCACGAAGGGCGATACCGTTTGACTTTTCGTTGCGCCATACAAGATGTTCCTTTCGCGACTGGAGTTTCGCCTAACTCGCTCCATGACGAAGTATATATATCTATCTGTCAGGACGATCAATCACATAAACGTCCGGGGTGATTTTGGTGAAATCTACCCCATCCGCCTTGAGAGCACGAATCACCGCATTGCGCACGTACCCTCCAGCCGCCCCGATTTTGCCGCGCACCGTGCCGGGATACTTCTTGGACTGCGCCTTACACGCACGGATCAGCGCAGGCTCTATCATCAAACACCAGCGGCGGCGAATGTCGGCACGATCAATCATCTATCCCCCTCGCGGCTCATGCCGCCGGTGTGGTGGTCATCTGCTGTGTTCATCATGGCATTGACTTCACAAGCCCACCCATACAATCAGCCATTGTTATTTGATCTCGATCCTTGTATTCCAGTTGAAAGTTGGAACCGCTCCACCCGACTTTGACCGGAGTCATCTCTTTTTTGACAAGCTGTTTTTGTCTGTCACTGAGCGTCTTGATCGAGTTCTCTATCAGGAATATGCCAGCGCACGGTCCGTCTCCGTCGCCCGATTCCCTAGCCGCTTTGTATGCGGCAATGAAGTTGCGTTCCTGAAACTCCCACTTGCTCGGAACGTGGCACGCCCATCGCGCAATCTCCGGCCAACCGCCAAATCTGTTGATAGTAGCGTGTAGTGCCGGGTCCCCAAAATCAATAGTCATGTATGCGCCGTGTATCTCTGCCGCCCTTTTGATTGCTCCGATTGCACTCTGCGCCAGGGAGTCAAGATCCTGGCCACAGCCCTTGAGAAACGTGGCTGGAACCGGGAAAGGGCACGCGGCCGATGGTGTGAAGTTGTCGATGATGTTTTTGACAGCGGCGTCGAATTGGGCATCGGATAGCACCTTGAGACGTGTCCAGTAGACGACCATCACGTCGCTATCAAGTTTCTTGCCGAACATGCTTTGTAGATAGGTCATAGCAACTGCAAATTTCTCATGGCTGACGCTCATGTGCTGTCCTCCTCATAAATTCCCGCGCCTGGTCTTCCAGTTCTTGTTTGGTGATGTGCTGCGGACCGATCTGCTGTTTTGGTTTTGGCGGAACCAAGGTCAGGAGCTCATTGAAATGGTCCGCGAGATACCCCAATTCCATCTTTGGTCCGTGCCAAGAATAATCCGCAAATCCGTTGTGCATGGCCCTTTCATAGTCCCCGATCGGCCGGCCGAACGCTGCCAGCGCCTGGGCTGCCTTTGGATAGTTGCCCTTGCCCTGCCGGATGAATGCCGGCTTCACTTTGCGGACTTCCTCAAATACCCGGAACCATGTTTCGATGATCTGGGTGTGGAGTGACTTTTCAGTCTCCCCCTGCACCCCCTCTTTTCCATCTTCCTCTTTCCTCTTTCCTATTTCCTCTTTCCTATTTCCCATATGATTATCATACGAAACCGTATGATTATCATATGATTTTCTACCCATCGTGTTTTTCGACATACACTTACCGCGCTTATTGGACCCCCTCGAATCACAATATGCAGCCCTTTTGTCAATTTCGGTGTTGAGTCTTTCGTTGTACAACCTACCGTCCGAAGATGATATGAATTTAGACATGATTGCAGGCCATATTACATCGTAATCTGGTCCAAGGATCTGCCGTATTTGGTCTGGACTCAGGGAGTGGTTCGGGTCGTTGAACTGCTCCATCAGTATGTCGTGGTATCCACCTCGTTGCAGCCGCGACAGAAGATGAGTCCCACCGATCCACGAATCCGGGTAGAAAAGGAATGCCGGGTTACGCGCCACCACCGCCGCCGATGTAAAAGCCCGCCCCTGCCTGTCCGTTGAGGCTGCGACACCGGCACGGACAAACGAGGGGCATGGCGAGGGTTGCTCGCTGGGCTGTTTAGTCTGTTAATGGAGTAACAGGCCGATGTCGCATAGAAGTAATATAACACTCGCACGGCATTCGCGCAAGTAGTATTTTGTCAATCTCCACACACGTCGCAGTTCCCGCAGACCTCGCAATCCCCATCCACCTTCTGCCCGAAGTACCGAAGAAGCACCGCCCGTCGGCATGTGGTGGAAGTCGCGTACTGGATGACGCTCTCGAACTGCGCGCGGTTCCTCTCCCTCATCGCAGGGGACCTCACAGAGTCGATCATGCGGCGGACAATGGGTATGTCTCGGTAGGACCACAGCAGAGTAGCCGTCGCCGGCTTTCCGTCCCTTCCCGCCCGCCCTGATTCCTGGTAGTATGCCTCGATGCTCTGAGGAAGATCCGCGTGCAGAACCCACCGCACGTCGGGCTTGTCGATTCCCATCCCAAATGCGATCGTGGCGACGATGACCCGGGTCCTTCCGCTTAGGAACGCCGCCTGATTTCGGTTCCTCACGCGCCCGTCCAGACCAGCGTGGTATGGAAGCGCGTCGATGTTGGTATAGCCCAGGCACCGGCAGGTATCCTCGACTGAGTACCTGGTTGCCCTGTAGATGATTCCCGGACCGGAGCCGATGTGATGCAGGATATCGTTCATGTCCGACTCAAGCCGGAAGAGCTTCGGCGCCACGACGTACCGGATGTTCACCCTATCAAACGACGCGACAAGGCGGAACGGATCGCGCAGCCCGAGAGCGGCGGAGATCTCGTCGCGTCCCGATGGGGTCGCCGTCGCCGTGTATGCAGAATACCTCACCGCCCCGAATGACTCGCGCAGGGATTTGATTTGCAGGTATTCCGGCCGGAACTCCCCGCCCCATTGCAGAACGCAGTGAGCCTCATCGATCACCACCGCCCGAAGGCGCCCGGACCGCCGAATCATCTCGCGGAAGTCGTGCTTGGCCGCGCGCTCCGGGGAGACGTACAGGAGCTGCAGATCTCTCGATGCAGCAGCGATGATTCCGGACGCCTGTCCGCGGGTTGTATGGTAGGTCAACATCTCAGCCCGGACCCCACGACGTCGAAGTCCCTCCACCTGGTCCATCATGAGGGCAATGAGAGGGGATATCGCGACCGTCAGCCCGGGCCGCACGACCGCGGGGAGGACATAACAGAGCGACTTCCCCCCACCTGTCGGCATCACCCCGAGAACGTCCCGGCCGGACAGAGACGCCTCGATTATCTCCCGCTGCCCAGGACGCAGGGAGGAATACCCGAGGGACGAAAGTGCCTGCTCGATGGTCACGGCCGGAACTCCAGGGAGATCGTTGGATCGCCTGACACGATCACCTCATTGAGCTTACCCTCAAGTTCCGCGCGCGCGGGATTCTGCTTCAGCCCGTTCGCCTGCGCGTAGGCCGCGGCGAGTTTTGGGATGGATAGTTTCAGCGCCGTGTAGAACGCCTCCACCGGCAATCCTGATAACTCGAGGGCCCGCGGCAGGTTCTCTATGGTCTTCGTTGACTTGGCGCGTCTCTCGAAGTGCGGAAGTTCCGACCTCTCGGAGAGCGCAAGAGCCGCGGCCTCGAATGATTCTGCGATCGCCGTGACCCGCTTGGCGTATGGCTTGAGTTGCTCCCTCACAAAGCACAGGGCCGCGTCCATCTTCGCGGGATCGATGATGGTGCTCGGACTGTCGAGATCCCCCTCGAAGAAATCGGAGAAGCACTGCTCCACCAACGCGATGCGCTTGTTCACCGCCGGGCAATTTAGGATCCGCTTGCAGAACCGGCAGTAGAAGCAGGGCTGCGGATACCTCTCCGGATCGGCGCGGCGAGCGACGGCGCAGTCAACCGTCGCCTGACACTCGGCCCGGGTCCGCGTCCAGGAGTAGAATTTCCGCGGCCGGATCAGGCAGACGAAGAACAGCCCCTCATCCCACTCGTTGTCGATCATGTCCGCGAGTCCGTAGACGTCAAGCTGCGGGACGTGCCGCTCGTAGTCCCGGGAGTAGTCCAGACACGCCTTGAGGTCCCCGGTGATGTGGCGGCAGCGGATATCCTTTGTCCCGTGGGTGATCTCCGACTGGTCGCGTCCGAAGAGCCGCACCTGAATCTCGGTCTCGATGGGCGATTGAGGAGCGTTGGCCGCGCAGAACTGCCTGATCTCGTCCGCCGCCCATTCGCAGTCCTCGACGTCGGACTGCTCCATGAGGGCGTGCGCCGGGGGCTCCCCTCCGGTCAGAAGTGCCTCGACGTGGGCGTGCATCTCGGTCCCCAGGGAGGCGTACTCATCCGCCTCTTCGGAGATCTCACCTGCCGACTCATAGCATGCACATTGCAGGATCGCTGGGAAGCTCGACGGGGATAGGGTAGGATGATGCTGCTTCATTTTGCGCCCCCATTCTCCGGTTTCGCCGTCTTTTTCCATGCGGTGTAGAACCGCAGAAGTTCCTCGCGCGTCTTGTAGGCGCGGTCGATGTGCCCGTCGTCCATGTCGCTCAGCACCCCGCCTTTCGGGATCCACTCCTTCTGGCGGAAGAATCTGATCGCCATGTCATGCTCGGCGTCGGTGCCGTAGACCTCAAGGAAGGCCGCTCTTTTGGCCTCCAGCGTCGGCTCGGGGGCGGGGGTGCCGTTGCCGGCCTCAGGCCCCGGAGCTACGACAGCGCCCAGCGGGGGCGTGTCAGGCGCAGGATTTGGGGGTTGGGTGGCTGGAACCGGCGCGGGCGTGGTCTTGGAAACGTCGGAGACGGAGGGGAATAGGGGCTTTCCGGGCTTCGACGGATCGGTGTAGGAACCGTCGGAAATGTCCTCAAGCTCGTCCGTGGCCTGCATCCCGAGAACCACATCCGGGGCGTACAACCTGCCCAGAAAGGTGGAGGCCCTGTACGCGAGGCGCAGGTCAGTCAGCGTATGCCACTGTTTGCCGGTGGTCGGCGTCTGATCCCATCCGTTCTCTACTGCCATGCCAAGACTCACCGTAGTCGTCACGACTGCGCCACTCGCCTTGAGCGTGGCTGTGGCCCTGCAAATCCGATCAGGACGGTCCTTCCCCGCGGCGCGGATCGTCGGGCCGTCGCTGTACTCGAATGCAATCGGGGTGGAAAACTTGCCGGAGTTATTGAGCACGGCAATGATGAGTTGCCCCATGTACCCGAGCTTGCCCTTTACGACGTAGGTCTGCTCCATGAAGCCGAACGGATCGCACCCGAGGCGATGCGCCCGATAAAGGGCAATGAAACAGTCCGACGGCTTTCCCCGAAAGTGCTCCGGGATGAGTGCACTCTTCGACACGAGGTCCGCGAGGTCCATCACCTTTGATGCGGTTGATCCCTCAAAGAGATCGAGGCTTCCCCTCAGTACCGGCAGTTGCGGCGGTTTCTGTTCCGGCGCGCTTGTCCCGAGCGCAACCGACAATGCTGTCGTCATGCTGTGCCCCTTTCGATTAGGTTGGTGGTTGGCGATCTTTCCGGATGTATCGTTTCCGCATCGTGCCGTATGGCATCCACGGGTACAGCGGACACCACGGCACCAGACAGTCATCGCGACCGTCTACGTAGTGGCCGCAGCAGTCCCAGCACTTCACGGATATGGCGGCGCTCGCTGAGAGCTTATGTCCTGAAACATGCAAAAGAGCATTCCTACGGCCGGTAGATGTGGGGGCTGATTCTGCGGCCGCCTGCATATCGATCAGTCGCTGGGATGCTACAGGAGAGGCATTGGCGGCCCTAAAACGGACCTCGTGAGTGTCGGATCGATCGTTGGGCTTCGGCATTGGCTTGGTGCTCCCGTTGTTGTTTCTCTAAATATACACCAAAACTATCGTCCTGGCATTAAATATACATTGCCGGGCAAAAAAAGTCAATACCCACCCCAACCAAACAAAAAAGGCCCAGCAAAGGCGGGGCCTGATGAACTGAACGCGCGGGCGACGGACGGACTACTTCACGTCCTCTTCCGTCGGATTCTCAAGCTGCGCGATCATTTCCCGGCACCTGCTCCACACGTGGGGTCGACTGCCTGCGGAAATCTCATGCGCCTTGACCAATTGCTTGTGGTCGTCTTCGGTGAGAAGTACTGATGCCTCGGGCGTATCCAGAGGAACGGCGTCCACGTTAGCCCAATTGTCGGCTGCGATCCTCTGCTCGCGGATCGTTTTTGCGTGAGCCCCAAAGGTGTCGAATAGATTGCAGAGCATCTGTCGTTCGATTTTCCGCACCGAGAGTTTTTTGATACCCTCTTCTGTTACCACATCGATCTCGATCTCCGGCGGGCTGAACTTGATGCGAAAATGCTTGGACACGCTTCCTCCCCATGATTGGTGGTTATTCGGCCTCTCTCAGTTGTCTGTTGTCAAGATATCTGATTTTCTTCTCGTTGATCTTCCAGCACGAGCAATGGTTCTCGTCCACCTCCCACAAAAATCCTGCCATTGCGCTTGCGCGGAACACGATGCAGGCGTTGACAACATGGCCTTGCTTCTCGGTTTTGGCAATGTTCTGTCCGCGTTTCGTGTTGAGCGCCACGACGTCCCACTCGGGGTGCGTTTGTAGAAACGACACGCAATCCGCCATGTCGTGACTACTACTCAGCTTTACGTTGTGGTTCAGCATCGCGAAATACGGTCGCGACGCCTCTGCCATCAGCGCGTTCCGGTTGTCGCATTCGTTGACCCTCTTCCGCATCAACCGCTGTGACGGACGCACGCGATACGGCAGTGACCGCGTGACCACCTCGCACGGGATGGCCTGGCGATCAATCGACGCCAGCGTCTCCGGGTGCGGCGTGGTGCCGGGGGCGAGAGGGATTAGTACGGTCATGACATAATCCCATTTGCTACGAGTGCCGCGCGCATCGCAACAACAAGCGCATGCAGAGCACTCATATTCGCTCCAGAGTCGAGGCCATTGGTTCCCGCGCCGTATGCGGCAAGTGCGCCGCCGCTGGCGTATGCGGTCTGTGCGGTCGCGCCGTTACAGCCAAATGCGCCGGCAACGGTTATTGCGCCGTCGCTTCCAACCGTCAACCTTGGGACTAATGTTGCGTTGCCGTCTGAGCATGTCCTGAGAATCAATTTCCCAGGGGCGTCATTACCAGTCGTTCCCCATCCAGTATCTGCGTATCCCACGATGTCCGCTGCACATTTTGGAGCATCGGTATAACCGTAAAATGAAACAATACCAAGAACATCATCAGCACTGTTGTTTGATGGAGATCCTATCGATCCACGATAATGAGCTAGGTACAATTCTCCATGTCGAGTGGCGGTTGCACTGTAAGTAGTCAGATAGACTACTGGATTATTTGTATTTCTGTTAATGTTGAGTGAGACGGTGTCAAGATATGCGTTGTCTCCTGCATAAAGCGCCTCACTGCACTGTATCCTTCCCGCCGTCGTGGGCGTGCTGGCCCCGACGCCGAGAGCGTTTGTAACGTGTAGGTCGTTATTGAAGTCGAATCGGTCCTCATCCTCCATGTATGTCAACGTGCCTTCGTGCGTCTCTCCATTCCAAGTGGTTACGTAATCATGTCCCGCTGCCCCGTTGCCGATCACGATGTTGCCGTCGCCGTAGATGCCGAAAAGTTGATCCGATGCGTTCAGCATCCTCAGCGCGTATTCACTGGAATCGATGTTTGTGATGTCTAGCCCGCTTGCTACACCAGCAATTAGGCGGATGTAATCAGTTGACGCGCAGTTAGTTGATCGTATCCCGTAAATCTTCAGACCAGGCTCAGTAACGCTATTACTCGCGCCGATGATCCGCAGTCCGCCGTATTGGGGATGCGCGTCGTCACACGGCCCGAGAGAGGAGTACGCCGTCGTCGGCAGGAGGTTAGTCATGCCGTGACCGACGCCAGGATCGTGCTGCTGGATTTCGCCGTCGCCGTAGATGGCAAAGCGCGTCGTGCTATTCACCACCGAAAGAAGCTGTGAGGTTCCAGCAAGTGCAGTCAGCGCACCAGCCCCATCAGCAATCGCGCTCTGCATTATGAGGCTCGCCTGTGTGGCGCTTTCACCAGTTGCTTTTGAATACAATTGGATTCCTGTATTTGCGTCGCTCGCACCAGTCAGTCGAAGTCCTCCAGTTGTTTTACTCGATCTTCCAATATTCGCATATTCTCCATCAACCATACCCATTGATGCCCGCTCATTATCACTGTCCCAAAGTGGTTCCTTATCTCGCAGACTAAACGCCTCACTAGTTACATCACTAGTTATACGAAGCATTTCAGTAAGAACACCGTCACATGCCAATGAAGTTGACAAATATCCATCCTGCGTAATTGCTGATGAAGTCCAATCGGCCTTTGTCACATACGCAATCCTGCACGCATCCACCGCAGCGGGTGTCACGGCATCATAGTAATACTGCTTCCACAGAATCCCGGTTCCGGTGCCAATCATGCCGCCGTCGCCAGTGGCCGCGTTGACCGTGTTGGTCAACTCAAGAAAGTCGGTCACGGCAGTTACGGTTCCGGCCTTTTCGATGTCCAGATATGCCGATGGCGATGTCGTGCCGATGCCTATGTCCCCGGTGACCCACGCGTCGTCACCGACCGTCAAATCACCGACGGTCGTGATGTCGTCATACGTCACGTCGTAGTAGGTCCACGCCGCGCCGTCCCATGACCTGTTCGGTTGCCACTGGTAGTAGTCTGAGCCGTCGTATAGAGCCATGACCATGCCCTGGTCATTGATGAAACCGTCCTGGTTTTCGTCGGCGTCAGAAAGAAATGTCGCCCATGTACAATCGACTTCGGCGATATGCTTTGTGGTTGACATATTAGTTCACTTTCTGTATGTCGTTTGTTCCGCCTTGAGCGTCGAGCGACTTGATCCACTCGGCTTCTCCGGTCAAATCATCTAGCGTCTTCTGTATGTTGAAGTCCTCCGGGATAGTCTCGGAGTACATAATTGCCTTAATGCGAACGTCATACGGCGCGTTTGGATTGACTTCAATCTCCGTTACCATGCACTCGATGTTTGCGGCGTTTGTCTGATGTGGCAAATTGAGAATGAATCGATGACACTCTTCCCATGCGCCGGCCTTGTTGAAATGTACCGAGAACTCGATGGACGGATTGAACATCCAGTCAATCCAGTTGGTCAAATACTCCTTCGCCATAGCGTCAGCATCTTGTCCGCCGATGTACCGCAGGTCCGTGAGGTCACTCGGCGGGTTGTTGATCTGCTTGCACTTCGCCCAGAGCGCATGGCAGCGCCCCCAATACTCCTCCGACTCTCCACCGTCTAATCCCTCGGTGTACGCCTCGGACCACGTTGCCGCCGCGCTTTGCGTGATCCTGATGGCGCTGTCGTATTTTCCCGTGGCCGAGTTGTAGTTGTACCGCACAAACGGCTCTGGGTATATCGTGGACGCCTCGGGGTCCGTGACCTTAATCTGCCTGCGGTCGATGATGTCACCGAGCGCAATCGTATCCGTAGATGCATCCTGTGGCTTCACGATGCGCTTCACGCACTCCTTGCCGTCCTTGTCCACCCATGAAGCAAGGTGAAAGTTGCGGCAGAGTGTCCGCTTGATTTTGTCCGTGTACGCCTCGCTGTAATCCAGAACCTGAAATGCCGTGCGGAAGTTGCGCACCACCTCCAGGTATCCGTCTGATGCGTCGAAGCTGCCGTCGCCCGTGGTCTTGACCAGCGCCCCGGAAGCATAGGCCTTGCCCCATCCGCCGGCCGGCATGGCGCCGACCTCATACCAGTTTTGTAGCCGGCAAACGTGCTCCAGGACGTCGAGAGGTGACTCCATGAGGTCAGCCGCGGTCTTGCGTGATCCCCAGGTGTCGTTGTAGATGCGGGCGGAACAGGTGGCGTAGATGGCTTCGGAAATGCTGAGTGTTTTGAGAAAAACCACAGCACATTCAAACAGGTTTACCGTCAATGACGGATCATCAACCCCGGTAAGGAAATAATGAACGTAAAGCCAAATAAGCGCGTTTTGCAGCGTGCGATACTTGGCAACATCATCAATGCCGTCAATCTTGTATCTTTCTATTCCCCCAAGTACCTGGTCGTCATTGTTTCCAGAAACAGGATTGACGTAATAAAAATATTTATTGTTAGAAGATCCACCGCAATATTGATCGAGATAGGAATAAAGAAATCCGCCATCAAGAGGAAGAAATGGTGTTGGAAACCAAAAATCATCCCCATCTGATTCTACCAACGCAAAGGCAGAATACCCTTTCCATGGCTTCGCTCTTAATTTGACGCCAGTACCACTTTCGTACAATTCTCCATCGACAAACCCTCCGCAAGAGCAAGTCAAAGCTATCATAAAAGCGACGCTGTCAAAATCAACGTTTTGCTTTATTTGTGGAAACTTCAGCTTAAGCGCCAACCCAAGGCTAACATCGCCTGGGTAAAACGTGTCAACGGTAAAACCCCAAGACGTAGCGAGATCCCTATCCAAGCATTTTGCCCGCTCTGTACTGCTATAGTAATTTGCGCTCGGAATGAATCGCGCACTCACGAGAGAGATATCATCAATAGATGTGTATATTCCATCTTCTTTCTCATGAAAGTCATGAAACACATTATCACCGGATGATAGCTTCCATCTCGTCAAGGCACCACTGTATGGCTCAATGCTGTCGAACGGAATGATACTATGGCTGTAGATGGTGTCAACATCGCCTTTGCCGAATTTGTCCCTTAGAGTAAGACCGTTGTTCGAACTTCCGATTTCCTCGAATGCATATTTTGGTATCTCATAAAACATTTTCTGCGAGTTGTGTATTGTCACTTTGTCATCTGCATCGGTAGTGCTAGATTGCTTCGAGCCATACCCAAAAATATCCGGTAGCGTTGCGCTTGCTCCATCGATATCAAGGAAGTCTTTACAGGGCCATTTGTCACACTCGAAGTCCATGTTGATCGTCTCGATCTGAACCCACGATTGACCAGAGGCGGTAGCCGTGCTATTCCCGGCAAGTGTATCCGGGAAATAGTTTGCGAGTGTCAATTCAATGGTGCGCGTGTTGATTGCATCGGTATCAATGATAACTTGGGCCGCACTGATCTTTCTGTACTGTCCTTCACCCGTACCCTTTACAACATGGATATATTTCCCAACAAAATAGTCCAATGAATACGTCCCGCTTATCGGCAATCCGGCCTGCGTCCACGTTGCAACCTCGGTTGGGTCGTCATCAAGTATTTGCATTTTGTACATGATTGGTGGGTCGTCGCCATCGTTTCCGATAATCGGAAAGGACATTCTTCCTGCCGCTGATCCTGCGCATGTTAGGCGTATGACAGTCCCAACGTCCAGCGTCATTACATGGGAGATTTGGAATATCGACCGCTCGTTGTTCGTTCGCACGAACTTTGCATAGGTGTTCCGCAGCGCGTCTTCTCCGTCGAACTCCGGCACGAACTTGCCGAAGCTGACGGGTATCATCGTCCCTTGGCTCTCGGGATTGGAATAGGCCGAGTCTGTTATCAGCGTTCCGATATTCGCAATGCGCTTCTCGTGGAAACCCTTGGCGCTGATGGTGTACGTCCTAGCCGTGCGCTCTATTCCGTCAATGATCCCGCTCCATTGCCGCGCCGGGGTGGAGTCTGTGAACAGCCATACCTCGAACGCGCACCCCTGCAAGTAGATCGACAATCCCTTGATGGTGTTATCGAACTTCGCGGTATTCTTTACTATCACCGAAGCGGTCCCAGGCTGCGCGATGTTCCCACCGTCGTCCAGTTTGATTTCACGACTGTATTTTCCGATACCCTTCTCGGCAATCATGGTCTCGCACCAGTCAGGTGAGAGTCCTGATATGTCGGCCTGATACCACCTGAGCTCGCTATTGGCGGACGCCACGTTGTACAGTCCAATGCTGGCATCTGCCGCGACCACGGCGCTGCGCGTGTAGTCATCCAGTATGATTTTGATACCGAAAATCTGAGTTGCCATCATGGACCGCCAACGTGTGAAAGCTCGATCTCAAAGTAGAACTCATTATGCCGCGTGTGCGTGACCTCGATGTTCCCGCGAATCATCTTCACAGAGTACGCACCACTTGATGACTTGTCAATTCCGAATATGTAACATCCGGCAGGGACGATCAGCGGGAACGACGCGGCACGCACTGTCCCGGCGATGTACGCCAGCACCGCGGCGCTCTTCGATTCGTTTCCACTCCACGGCCACGTCACGGTATATGAGTCCGCCGTGGTCGATCTGTCCACCCACTCCACATCCGAGTCCTCAAGCATTGTTGCGTCATACCCGTAATCGGCCGCTGGCTGAAAGTAGTCCTGCGGGAACCGGCAGGCCGTGACCGTGCCGAACACGATAGGTCCGTCATTGATCTGCGTGGGGAGGGTGTACGCCGGGAACGCCCCGGTATTGGTCAGACGCAGCCTCGGCCGGAAGTGACCGTATGGCGCCCCGGTGACTCCTCCCGAGTCCAGCATCTCAACAGCCACGGTGAACGGGCCGGCATCGCCCTTGTCCGGACCGAATGGGAAGAATCCGGAGTCAGCCGGCATGGTCAGCGTTACGTCCTCCGCGCGCGCCCCGCTACCTTCGAGATTCACGTCACGCAGGAAATCACTGAGCGTTGCCATCTCTGCCGCGCTGAGTTCGAGAGTGCAGTCGCACCACCGCTTGTCGTATGTAGATTCCTCGCATCTTGTAGCATAGGACCCGTTGTCCAGGCGGACCACGTCGAGCGGAAGATCCAGCGTGCTTTTGTAACCGAAAATTGGCGCAGCAACCTCTATGGTCCATAGGCCGTTGTCAAGCGTGATTTTTCCGTCAGTCGGCATTATCGCAACTTCGCTTTCACCGTTTCAAGACGGCCCTCGCGTTCGGCCTGAAGAAGAATGCGTTCGATATCTCTCACGGAATTGCGATCAACCGTTGCGCCCGGAGCGACGTTGAATACGATCTGCGATCGCCCGCGGTCCTGGTTCCGCAGTCCTCCCCCGCGCAGAGCGGCCATGAACTCAACCTGCATCTGCCGGGTGAGCACCATTTCCCCACTGTTCACGTTGGCCGTCATGTGGTCGCCGCTCAGGGAGGAGCCTGGGACCACCTTGCCGACTCCGCCGTGCTGGAAGGACTGGTTCTCAATTATCGCGATTTGTGCAGCCGTTTGTGCTGCGATAAGTCCCACCATGACAGCGGATACCGCAGTGGCCTCCTGCCATGACATTGACGATTGCATAGTAGCGCGCACGGCACTGACCGATGCGGCAGCGCCGTCGATGATTGCCGCCGCTATGCGAATAGCCTTCATCTCCTCGGCGGATGCTTTTGCCGCCTGGCCCATCATCACAAGGGTAGTCGAGAACGAAGAGGCGATCTGCAATCCGGCGTTGATGCGGGCGTCGCGCTCGCGTTCGGCTTGGGCGATGCGCTCATCGGAAAGTTGCTTGTCCATGTCCGTCATTCGCTGATTGCTTGCCGTGATTCCGTCATTTACCCACTCAACAGCTTCAAGCAACTTTTTTCGATTGTCTTCCTCAAGTCGAGTCGTCTCCGTATCCTTGCCCTGAATTATGTCGGCGGATTTCTGCGCCCATTGTATCTGATCTTGATAGTACTTTGTTCTCGTTTCACTAAGTGCGCCAATGGTTTTTTCGCGTTCGGTGATAACAAAAGACGTGTCAATCTTCCCAAGATCAAGCGAACTCTTTTCTTTTTTTTCTTTGGTTTTTGGTTCAATCAGCGGGGAAGGCGAGAACGTTCCTTTTAGTTTGTCAGCAACTTCCTTCCATGCATCATAGTAGGCATTCGCTTCGCCATAGGCGATTTTTCTTGCCGCTTCTGCTCGCTGGACAAATTCTCTATTAGATTCGCCGGGTCTTTTCCGAAGATCATCTTCCTTAATTCTTGCGCCCGCAATCAGGCTGGACCACGCAGCTTTCGCAAGAAGCCCGGCCCCCGTCACGGCTCGAAACGGTGCCATTATCGAATTGACAATTGACGACATTGTGGTAGAAATTGGACCAGCATTACTATGAACGTATTCAAACAGCGTTTGAACTTCAGGAAGCACTTCGTTCGCCACGGTTGCATAAATGGATCTCCAATCCTTGTTCCACCTCTCGGTGTCAAGGCCAGCATCAGTTAGCCCCTTGCTCAATGATGATATGGTTTTATAGACTGCACCAAATCCCAAAAAGGTGCTCATCATTCGACGAACCATCGGTCCGCTAAACTTGCTGGCGTAGGCGTCACCAAGACTTCGCGTGGCTCGATCCGCCGATCTTGTTGAGCTTTCGAGTCCACGAAACTTTCCAGATATCTTGTCAAGCTCCCCGGAGATGTAGTCCTTGAGCCGAGCTTCCATCACCAGTGTTTCATCGGCCATTGGTCTTCCTCGCTTCCTCAAGCGCAATCACGTACTGTCGTTCGTAATAGAACATCGCCTGTCGAAACCTCGGGTTCAGTTCGTCGTATGGTGGCATCGGTGCATTGGGGAACCCCTTGGCGTAATCGTACTCGGCAAAGAACTGCTCGACAGACCGCGGGATGTACCGCACCGGACACCGCCAATACTTTCGCCGCTCGTCTCCCACGTCCTCCGCGAAGGTGGGGGATGCCATGCGCGTCCGCCTGTCACATCCCCACGTCTCTCGATTCGTCGGGTTATCCTGACACTTTGCGCAGGAATAGTTACCGCCTGCGCCTCCCGCGCGCAGCCAGGCGGCTATCCTAAACCCAACAACTCCGCCTCGGTCAAGTCAGTCTGCTCGGTGATGGCGTTGCAGAGTTCGAACAGCAACGCCGGAGACAGCCGATTGACCGCCTCCTGATTGTACGCCACCTCCGCGCCTTCCTTGTCGTACAGATTCCGCCAGCCCTTAATGCCTCTGCGGCACATCAGGACCGCGTACTCCCCGCGCTTGACCTCGACCTTCCCGGCGCCGGCAGACACTAAGACGTTGCCGTTCATCAGATCCTCGCTGGCCGCGATCTCGGTGCCAGACAGCCGCTTCAGTTCGAAGACAGGCCATGCGGTTTTCGGCAGTCCCGACGCACGGAAAGCCTTCGGGACGTACCGGAAGTCCGGGGATGTCTTGATCGGCAGGTAGTCGCGGAGTGCGGCCTCCTGCTCAGGGGTGAGGTCGATGTCTTTGATCTTCATTACGACACGCTCCCTTGGCGGATGGTGAGTTCATCGTTTCCGGCGCTGCGCTTGAGTTCGAGACGAAGCTGATTCGTCACGTGGCCCTCGCGCGAACCGGGCTTGTTGGTGTCAACGATCTGGCAGGCCGGGGCGCTGATGTACAGATTCTGCCCGATGGTCACGCTCAGGGCGCCGGTCGTGGCGTTGATCATATTCGTTAAGTGGTCAACGTCGGAGGTGACGAGAAGGTCCGGGTCGAGTTCGAGAATCGGCTGACGGTCAACCACTCGGGCGCCTTCGTATCCCTGGGTCTTCGACGGGTCCGTGAACAACTCGACCACGTTCCCCAGATCGATGCTGAATTGCCCGAGATACTGGTCCGTGCCGTAGAGCCAAATGGTTGCGGCCAGAACGGCGGACGGGACTGCCGTGTCAAACGCTGTCGGCGTGATCATCGAAGCGTATGCGCGGGTCGTGGGCGTGTTGAGGACCCCGGTGAACTCGAACTCGATAGCGATCGGCTGTCCGGTTTGTGAGCACACCAGCTTGGCATTGCCCATGCATCCGTGCAGCTTCGTGACAAGCTGGTTCGGGGCTGCGCCTTCCTGCCGCTCTACAACCTCGATAGTGCACGGCACGCGATCGTAATTGGCGTCGGTGATCAAAGACACTCCGGTTGATCCGTGGACCACCTGCTTGAGCGCGCAGCAGCGTAGGGCGTCGAAATACTGCGGAGGGGTTCCGGCTGCCGATCCGCGGTGCATGTCAACCTTGAAGGACACGGTACACTTGCGCCGTCCGGGGACAGAGGGATCGCGCGAGTAGTCCCCGCGCGCCAGCTTGCGCAGGTACATCTCGACTTCGGGGGAGTAGGAAATGTCGCGCGCCTGAATGTCATAGTCGCTTACGGTGAGGGTTTCCGCAGTGTACGGCGTGGTCTCAATCTTGAGGCCGAGCGTCCGCTTCTGTTCAATGAGTCTGAGAGGCATACTTTCTCCTTTGTTATTGCATGGTTGCCGGGTCGTCAAGATTGATACGATACCACACTTCAAGATCTATCGATACGCCGCAGTTAGGGACTGTGCTGTCAGTCCCAAAGGGCTCGCTTCCGAGATACAAACAGTTGAACGCCGACTGACCACCTGTGCTCTCCGGGATGTAGTAGTAGGTCCCAAATCGCTGTTGAACGTCGGCAATCACCTTGTCTACTTCTGATTGGATGTCGTTGACCTCCGACATGAAGACATCGATGCGGACTTGGAGTCGCAGGTCAAGAAGCGGGTTGTTGCCGGCAATGGTCTCGTTTCCACGCGTCTCCGCGCCCCAATTGAGATTCACCGCCGGATACTCCGCGAACTGATCCATATTCTTCGGCGGGTCGTATACGGCCCGGATGGTCTTGCGGTAGCCGTTGGATTCAGTGATCTGTTCGAGGTTCCACTTGACCGCCTCTCGAAGTTTCGTGCGAACACTGTCTGCCGTGGCCGGGTCGTAATAGGTGAACCCACCGGTATAGGTGTCGGTGTCTGCGCTGCTATTGGTGAGCACCACATCAACGGTTCCAGCCGCGTGCGCAGGAGCGAGACAGGTGATAAGCGTATCGGACCACGAGACGATAGTCGCGGCCGTACCGCCAAAAGTCAGTGTTCCGCTGGATTGAGTCGCGCCAGCACCGGACACTCGGAGGACGACAGTACGCCCCCCGGTGATGACATCCGTGGCCGGGGAGATAGACCGGATCTTTGCCGCGTGCGCCTCCGCCACCGCCGTACCGGGGCCGTACCCTGTGCCATCGTGGCCCCATGCCAGTTCGGTGTTGAGTACCTTGTCGTTCGCCGGGAACACATCCGCATCCGGCATTGCCAGCGTGGACGGCAGCGCATTTAGAAACACCCCCGACCACACTCGCGTAGAGAGCGCCCCACGCACGCAGGACAGCGAGTCCTCATCCCAAGTCAGATTGTACGTGGTTCCGCTGGACACATAGATTTCGAGGAACACGTCGATGTCCCCAGTTGCCGTGGGGGTGAACGTCAAGGTGAGAGTCTGTAATCCTGTTCCGCTGGAAGTAGCCGTCTGGTCCGCCGTGATTCCAGGAAGGGATTGGGCGAGGATGCGGAGTCGTCCAAAAATCGCAGCGTCTGACGGAGTGACCTGGAGCGTGACCGTGTAGGCGACTGACGCCACGTCGCAGTAGACTTGGCCGATGCGAACCTGGATGGGCAAGGTCGTCGTCTTGGCAGCCGATGTTATATACAACGTCCAAAGGTGAGTCGCGCTCGTATAATTGGCGTTACCTCCAAGCGCAAAGATCTTGTGGTTCCCTGCCGATCCATCATGGTTGAATGAATAGGCAATATATCCTTGTACCATACCCACAAATTCAGTTGCCTCAGCTATCGTGGCATTTACAAGACGAAGAGCTTGCCCGGGGGTCACTGCGCCACTCGTGGTATTATACGCCGTGTCAAGATTGCTTACCAATACTTCACCCGTATTGACAAGGCCCTGGACTGAATTATAGAGCCCCACTTCATCAATGAGCGCCCGCGTTATTGAGTTAGTTCCCGTTGGACCAAATGCTCGGTACAATGCCCCCGTGGACAGTATACCATAGACATAACTGGAAAGCCCAACAACACAATTAAAATTACTGTCTGTTGTGCCACAGTTCTCTACCGTGATCCAGCCAAATGTCCCGTTGGTTAACCCAGGGGCCGAATAAATTGGTGATCCATTGCACGATGAACCACCACAACCGACTATCTGTTTGCCAGTGCTGACGGACATATACAGGCCGTACGTGTATCGCACCATGAAAACGTTTCTCCAGTTCTGAAACGCTTTCTGGTCGCTGATTCCGTATCCAAGGCAGTTCCTTCCGTCAAATACGGTAATTCCGACTACCACATCCGAGGTGTTGACTCCACCCTGCCACGATACCGGGACTCCATCCGTTCCGGCAGTGACGGTGTTCTGCACCAACGTCGTAGACGCAGCGGCCATGGTAGGCCGCAAGGGTTCAATGGTGTAAAGATCTGTCGTCTCGGCGGTTCCCCAATATCCTCGACCGGTATTGCCCAGATTTGTAGCCGAGTTATCAATCTCGAATGTGAGGCCAGCAACATTGTAGCTTTTGACGGTCCAGAGAATATATGCCTCATTCCAACCAATATTAACCCAAGTCACACCGCCATCTACAATCGTGTCATTGAGGTGCCGCGCATTGTACCAAGAAGGTTCCGTGCCGCCAGAAACACCAGTGGTGATGGATTGCACCTTGAATAGCTTGTTGCATCCATTCGCAAACGTGGGCATGCGAATATCATTTACAATGTAAGTGGTCGTCGCGGCCCACTGTGTAGGGAAGGGCTTCTTATGCATTTTGCATAGACCGGGGTTGCCAGCAGTGTGACAGTTGGTCGCGTAGAAGCAATCGAAGTTCCAGACACTTGCTCCAGCAGGAGCGACCGCACCTGTATAGATCGCAATCGACTTAATCGCATTGCCGAATGCTGAACCTTTACGAATACACAACGGAAATAGATTCGTTCCTGCGCTTGCTTCTGAAAAGGTGAGAGTATCTACCGGGGTCGCGCCTGCGGCATCCGAGCAGAGTTTTATCACGAGTGATGTTGCTGGCATAGTTCCTGTAGTGCAGGAAATCCAGCATTCAAGGTCTTGAAATGCGGATAGATCAAGTCCGCCAGCCCCACCGACGGGGCAATATGCTTGGAGCTTGTTGGTTTGCGGGGCCGCATCGAACGTCATTCGAAGCTTTCCACCAGTACCGTATTTGGTATTGGCCGTGTTGTATGTCAATGCGCCTACCACGTCCCCACCAGCATCGGCAACCCACCCACTTGTAGAGATGCAGTCCGTAATCAGCGCAACCTTGCCCGTGAATGTATCAACAGCCACATTTCGTGCCGCTGAGGGTGAAGCTGCTGAAGGCGTCGGCCACGTCGCATTGATCCCGCTGTCCGCCTCGGGGGTTACGGCGAGGTACCCACTATCACCAGCGGCGGCCAGCGTCGAAGCACGGTCAATCGTCTTGAGTAGGTTCGCCCCCCAATCACCTCCAGTGCGACCAACCGTGTCCAAGCCGTTGAGATAGTCTACGCGCAGAATGGAAGGCATTACGCAATCTCCTTCACGCCGACCGCAGCCTTGACAGCAGCAGCCCCGAACTCCTCAGTCAACTTGTCCAACTTGTAGGACAACGACGATTCCAGCGCGACCTTTGCCGCCTCGTCAGCCTGCGCTTTTGCTCTTGCCACGACGTATGCCTCTGCGTCCTTCAAAGCACGCTCCTCGGTGTAGTCCTTCTCTTTATATTTCAGCGGAATCGCCTCGTCCTTCGATAGCTCCACATGGGCGCGAACGAATCCGGCAGCATCGGGTTTCGTGACGAACTGGACTTTCATATCACCTCCACCGGCGCGGGCCGGTTAATCGTCCCACGGATCGCAGATCGCCACCCGGGCGTCCTGCCAGTAATCGCTCCGCACCAGATCCACGCACGCCTTGGCCGCCCAGGCCAGGTCTACGGTCAACGTCGTGTGCCCGCCCCCGCGCGCGCCCACCAGCCACCCCCGGCCCTTGCCCCAATACCGGATGCCGGCCATGACGTGAGTCACGGGACCGGCGGGTGCGTCCCGGTAAAAAAACAGTTGCCCCTCGCGCGAATACTCCGGCACGGTGCGGTCCTTCCAGAGGGCGTAGATGTCCTGAGCGCTGTGGTCCCCGATGTGTACCCCGGCCGCCCGCAGAGCCGCGCAGACCACACCGGAACAGTCGTACGTCTCCGGACCGTTCCCGCCGAAGATGTACGGCAGCCCGGCACTGTTTCGCATGAAGGTGACAAAGAGTTCTCGCGGTGTCACTTCTTGCCCCTATGCTTGATGGCGTCGTACAGCGCCACGATTCCAGCCGCGATCACCGGCACCAACGCGGCCTTCTGAGCGGAGTCGAGCTTCGAAATGAAAGCCACGGCGCACGTTGCGATGGTTGCCGCAATCCCGGCGACTGTGCCCTTCACCGCGTTTTTCCTCATGCTATTTGCCATACTTGCCTCCTCAGAAAATCTTGTTGAGTGCCAACACCAGAAAGGTTCCCACCATCGACCCCATGCCGGCGATCACCCACGCCTTCATGGAGTCGATTGACCGCCATATCGCCTGCACGTCAGCTTCGGCCCGTTTCATGCGCCCCTCGATTCCGCTGTGTTGGAGACATTCCTCGCAGATGGATTCCATGTTGTTACTCCCTGGTGTCAGTCACACTTGGACACAAGCACTTCGAGCATTTTTTTTCGCATGGATTTGCAGTATTCGCATCCAGGATTGTGCGCCATGCTTCGCGAGTTGTACCATAGTGCCTTTTCGAGTTGGTTTCGCATGATGTAAATATCACTTAACCTCTCCGCTGGAACCTCCTCATAAAACGGCACGTTCTGCAACGTCCCGGCGTTGAGTTTCTTTTTCAGCGCAATGGAGTACATGCGTTCCGCCGCATCCACAAGACCACGCTTCATGTATACGTCACCCAGAATCACATAGGGCTCGGCATATCGATTGTCCATGCCAAGAGACAACCTCGCCCACCGTTCCGCATCTGTCAGCGCGGTCTCGACTACGTCCCCAATGCCAGGCCGCGTGATGTGAGCGCCATAGGCCATATAAAACGCAGCGGTGATGCACATCAGATACATGTTCTCCGGTGACGCCTCTTGATCGCAGAGCAATTCCTCGAACAACGCAAGCCCCTCCGCCTCTCGACCGCAGCACAGCAAATCACGCCCAAGGAAGTATCGCGTCTCGTGCGACATATCCTTCTTGACTTTGTACTCATGTTCAAGGATGGCGACATTCCGCATTGCAGAGACGTAATTGGGCTTCTGCGGCTCGTGCGTGACCGCCATGTTGTTGATCTTGCCATGCACGATGTTGGTCCAGTCCCGGCACGAGAACTCATGCACCGCCCGTTCCCATCGGAAGCGCGGACCGCGCTTGAATATCCGATCTCTCCAGAAAACGGTTGTCGGAGTGCCGTCGATCTCGGAGATAATGTCGTACCGCATGAAGTACGCATCGACCTCGCTGTTTTTGTCGTCCCTCACTATGTCACGAACGGTGATCAACTTTTCCTGATACTGCTCAAGGCACATGTCGTCAGCGTCAAGCCACATCACGTAATCGCTGGTGGTAGCGTGGAGTGCTGTGTTGCGCGCGCCCGCGAAGTCTCCGAAAGGATGCTCCGGCGTTTTCCACTCGAACGTCACGACCTTTGCGCCGAAGTCATCACACACGGCTTTCACCGCATCGTCCGTTGCGGTCTGGCATATCACGATTTCATCAAACGTCTCACGCGCGCGGAAGGTGGACAGGCAATGATACAACTCTGCCGATTCTCCAGCACCGACGATGATATTGAGCGCAAGCGTACTCACGCGACCTCCTGGTATTGTTTGAATCCTTCCGTCCACGTCTTTGTCGAAATCTGGTCTATGACCCGCGGTCGGTCAGGCATCGAGAATCCGCAGTGCTTACAATGCATCGGCAACAGATCGCGCATTCCATCAACCGCGATATCATTCACGCGCAGAATCGGAGTAGTATACCCGAATACCCGAGCGGCAGCGGCCATCGGAGAACACGGCCAGAATCCCAGATAGTTGCGGCAGATCCCGCAGTTCTCCGTCTGAAAGCATCCACCGTCGTGTGATAGACCAAGGTCCTCCGGCGACTCATTGACCGGAACGTATGGTATCGGTGATCCGTTCGCCATTTGGTTGCGCACATGCTTCTCGCTGATTCCGAGATTAATCCCCATCGACCGCAGCGAGTCGCCGACAACCCGTATCTTCTCCGTGCTCCAATTGGTCAAGGCCTGCAAGGCCAAGCCGGGACTGTGCACCCTCCGGTAGTCCACGAGTAGGTGCCCGATCGCCAATACCTCAGGATGCAAAAGAGGTTCCCCGCCGTGCAGCGAGATTTGTCCCCATTGATACCCGCAGTCAGCGGACTCGCGTATCATCGACTCGATCTCATCATACGTCAGGTCTCCACTATCATCCATCGGAGCCTGGGTGCACAGGTTCGAACAGTTGTCGCACTTCACATTGCACCGATAGGTGATGCACAGTTCAAGCACGCGGATATTGGGTGTCCAGGTTTTCATACAAAGTTCGGATCCCGAATCTTCATCGCGGCGTTAGTGAGTTCGTTGGCCTCGTGGTTTTTGCAGTTGACCTGGCAATCTCTTATCACCGGCGCGAAGTCCATGGCGGTCATCATGATTTTGTTAAACGACGTGTTTCGAAGGTTCCCAAGACTGTATGCCGGATTGCCCTTGAGATACGCGCAGATCGTGACCTCTCCGTCAAACCAGACGAAGGGCGAGAAGTGAAAGCCGCGGCATTCCCGATAGTTGCGCTCACAGTAAGGATCTGAGAATTTCCCCTCGTCATACACCAACAGCGGATCGTCGATGGTTGGCCGGCGCACTTCCCACGACTGCCCTTCGGTCAAAAGAACCGGGCGTACGTGCACATAATCGGCCCCGATTTTCTTTGCAGCGTCGAGCGTTTTGCATATCTCATCATCATCATCCGGACCGACATTGCAGCACAGCCCGAGAGTCTTGGCCTCCCGAAGTTTTCGTAGATTGTCCAGATTCAGCGCGCGGCCCGGCACCACTGTTACCCGTATCCAGTCAAAATGAGACGGATCGTATTCGGGATACAATAATGCATTAGTAAACATTCCCTGGTTCAATGCCGCCGCACGCTTGACCATTGTCGAGAACTGAGGATGTAGCGTCGGCTCTCCGCAGCCTGACCAGGTAAGCGCCGGAACCCCCATGCTCTGCAACTCGTCAATTAGCGCCAGCGCCATGGTTATGTCCATTATTCCCGAATACCGTTTCGTCTTGTATAGGCAATACCAGCAGGTTGAATTGCAGTGGCCGACTGGAGATATCTCGACATTGACCGGTGTGCAAATGCCGGTACGCACATACTCTCGGAACTCCGGCCGCATGGCCAACTTGGCAACTGAGTTGAACCGGGCGGTCTTCATTCGATCATCTCCTTGGGGTGATGATTGACGATGTATTCCGTCTTCTGGTGACTGCCCATGTAATTCGTGTAATGGCAAAAGGCCGTATGAGAGTAGTCGATGCCAGGATAGAAGAACCGGTTGAAACAGTTTGGTATTTCGTTGACGTATACCCGCTGCTCGTGAAGTTCTTTGTTAAGGCAGTATTGCTCGAAGGTGTCCTTGTACTTCGGATCGTCCCGGTACTTATCCCAGACGCTGCGGAAGAACGGCGCCATCGTCCGCGGATACCCGATCATGTCCGCGTTGTACCTGAAATGCGGAAAGGTATGCGCTTCCGGGTCGCATCCGATCACACTGCAGTCCGTCGCCATGTTGACTTGATCTATCATGAGAAAGTCTCGGATGTCATACTTGAGATTGCAGGGGAGCATGTCGAGACCGTGTACGAGAATGAACCTAGCGTCGTAATGCTCGTGCATGACCACCCGCTGCCATGACGGAGACGTGCCGCGCATCTCCTCGAAGTGCTCCGTGCATACTTCGAATGGTATCCTAAAGTGTCCCCAATACTTGCTCTGTGCTTTCAGAGCCAGGTGTGCATACTCCTGGTAGAGAAAGTCGCCGACACAAATAGTGACCGCAAGAAAGTCAATCACAGGGACTCCCATGAATCGTTGTTGTCATACACGATTCCAGGACACGCGGCGTGTACCATGCTGCGCACCTGCTCGTGTGCCGCTTGAACCATGCCCAACTTTTGCCAGTGCCACTGCACATGCAGCTCCGATATCAATTCGATCGATTTATCCCAGACCATCTTCGGAAGCACGTCGTATTCCGCGCCCTCGATGTTCATTTTGACGATGAGCATGTCGAACGAGTTGAACGTTGACGACACCCACTTGCTGAAATCAATGCCGCCAACCAGAACCGGGTTTGCCAGGTCGAGTTCGCCGGTGGTTTTCTCCCGGTGCAATGACGCTCCTTCACTATCGACGTTTGACGGACACACGTAGAGATGAAGCGCCTCGTCGGTAGTCCATACCGCTTTCCTAATCTTGGTCACACGCGGCCCGTAGTCTACGGACTCCAGCAACGGGTTACACTCGAATGCCCACACGCGGAACTCGTCGCGGTCTTCGCGCTTGCTCAGGAACCGATCTATGGTGCGCCCACGGAACGCGCCGCAGTCCACGTATGCCTTCATCTTTCACCTCGCAGTAGTGCCAGCGCCCGCGCTGCGGCGTCGGCATCACCTATACGATACTCTCTAACCGTGCGCGTGAGTTGCTTCCCGTACTCCGGGTTCTTCTCCCACCACACAGGGTCTGCCAGTTCGCTGTAGCTGTGCAGCTTTTCCATCATGCTTTTGCCCATGCGTTCTGCCAGGGCCAGCATGTCTCGGATCATAACCGAGTTTGGGTCATTGCTCTGCACCCGATCATTGATACAGCGCAAGACCTCGCAGATAGTCAGCATGTGATTGTGGTCGCGCATGCTCATCGGTAGAACTCCCATATAGCCTCAACGATCATGCCCACATCGTCGTCAGTTAGGTTCTGGTGAAGCGGGATGTTGAGCGTTCGCGCCGATGCCGATTCCGAGTTGGTCAACTCGCAGTGATATCGCCACGCCCGGTGCAGCGGATGATACCGGTAGGTGGTGTAAATGCCCCTACCTTTGAGATGTGCGGCCAAAGCGTCCCGGCGTGAGGTCTGGACCCAATACAGGTAGTAGCTGGACGTACAACCGTCCATTGGCTCCGGGGGCGTCTGTAGGTCGCCCATACCCGTGAGTTCGCGCTGGTAGGTGTCCCAGATCGCCCGGCGCCTGACAACGAATGCCGGCAGCTTCCGGAGTTGTTCGCGCCCAATGGCGGCGCACAGGTCATTGGACACATGCCGGCCGGCCGGCTCGGTCAGATTGTACTCCCACCAGCGATCCGCCCCGGATCCCGCCTTTGCCATGCCGGTCGTGCCGCTCTCGTCCAGCCCCAGATACCGCAGGCGCCGAGCCCGGTCCACGTACTCAGGGGCTATCCTCAAGGCCCCTCCGTCGCCACAGGACAGTATCTTCATCGCGTCGAAGCTCCATACCCCTGCGGCCCCGATCGTACCACAGGCCCGCCCCGCGTGCGTAGAGGCAGGGGCGTTGGCGGCGTCCTCGATCACCGGGATACCCTGGGCGGCATCCAGTATGTCATCTATCGGCGCCGGGTGCCCGCCGTAGTGCAAAACGATCACGGCCCGAGTCTTGTGGGTCCGTAGACGCTTGATCTCGGACGGCAGGATGTTGAGGGTGCGCGGATCCACGTCGGCGAATACCGGCTCCGCGCCCAGGTCCAGGACGGCGGAGAGGGTCGCCACGAATCCGACTGTGGTGATGATGATCTCGTTGAACTCACGGACTCCAAGGGCCTTCACCGCGTTGTACGTCGCCGATGTGCATGAGTTGTGCAGCAAAACCGTGTCCGTTTTCCAATAGGCCGCGAGTTCCCTCTCGAATGCCGCGCATTCCTGGCCGACACCAAGCCAACGCGATGCCATTACTCGGCCGACTGCGACGAGTTCTTCCTGACCGAGGGTGTTGGAGAAAACCGGTATCATGTTCGACACACTCCTCGCATGACATCGTATAGCTTTTCACCGCCCACGCGCGGATTGAACTCCTGCCAGATCTTCGGACGCAACGCCGTGATGATTTCCGCCCGCCGTGACCCGTACTCGGAAATGATCTTCGGTACATGCGCGGGCGTGCGGGCGCATAAAAATGGAACCCCGAGGTGCAGCGCGATTTCCGCATATTCGATGGAATCCCGCGGTATCGGCAACAGTCCGGAGAACGCAGCGGTAAGAAAGCGATTCGTGCATCTCATGCGGTCATGGATGCTGTCGCCGTGACAGATTATCGCACAATCATGCGCTGTCAGATTCGCCAAAAAGTCAGCCTGCTGCCACTTATAGAACTTCACGCCGGCTGCTTCATAGGCCGGTTGCGTTTTGTTGCTGATATACGACATTGGCCCGTCAAGATTCTGCCTTGCCGCGAGCATGTACGGGGTCGCTGCCTCGACGTTGATGTCCCAGCCAAACGTGCAGGCCGATCGAACTTCGTTCTTTGGTGTAATGTCAAACCAATTATCATAGTAGTCGAGGCCGTCAGGAATGACCCTCATGCGACTACGCGAATACTTTCCGTATGCGTCAACCTTGAATCGAGTATCTGTCACTACGGCGTCGGCGCGCGCAAGCATCTGCACTCCGAGTTCTTGGGAGACAAACGTGCCGAATGCGTCGTCGAAGTCATAGACTATCGGTACGCCGCACTTCGCTGCCCGTTCACACAATTCTATTGACACGGCGTCGCACTTTTTTTGCAAATAGACCACGTCGAAGTCTCCGGGATCGTCGCTGATCTCGAAGATCTTGAGCGCAATCAGTTCGGCAATTGCTGCTAACCGCGCCCAGAACCGCATGCGCGCGGATCCTGATTCGCTGTTCGGGTAGTAGGGGAATCCCAAGACGCGCATCTTAGACATGGCACGCCTCCACGATATCCAGAAACCGCTGCGCGAACTGCCGTATCGTTCTTTCCCGGCACACGTACTCGCGCGGCTTGAACTGATCCAAGCGGGCAAGGAACGTGCTGAACCTGTCGTCGATCTGTTCGTTGCTGGACTTGATGCCGCATTCATCAGACCAGTCCGGGGCGGACGTGCACTGGTCGAACTTGTCATCGCCAATCCACTTCTTTGAGTCAATCACAAATGCCGGAAGGCCCATTGACATGATCTCCAGTAGTGCATGTGGAGACTTCTCGCAGCACGAACTATACACGCAGTACCGCGACCGCGCAGCAACGGCAACCATCTCAGCCTGCTCGTATTGCCCGTACTCGACAACGCGAAACGACTGGTTTTTCTTGGCAAGTTCCTGACTCACCGCAACCCGAGCGTCCTGGTTCACGTACTTGCAGTACCAAAGGCAATCAATGTCCTTTGGCGTATCGTCTGGTTTGTATATCTCTGTGTCAACACCGCTCGGCCAGACGTAAAACGTCAGGTTTTTGCATATCTCAGGATCATACCAGCGCCAGTAGTCGGCGACCCATTGTCCCTGCACGATGATATTGTGAAACTTCGACCCGATCGCCGTGTGTCCCCGCGCCTCATGAACGATGTTCGGTCCTACCGGAGTACATGCGGGAAGTTGGTCGCACAGAACATTGAACGCGCCGGGATGGATTGCGGCGTTCTTTGCCTGTATGGTGCGATCTCTGGTATACTCGACACCCATCTTGTCCAACTCGCGCAGCAAGTGAACAGCCCGAATGTTCGGCCCGTTTCGCTTCGCCCGGTTGATGATGTCGCCGTCTACGTGAACCCCGATCACAGCATGTCCTTTGCCTTGCGCATGATGCCTTCCCAAAGACCATAGACCCGCTGCCGTCGCTCGATGTTGGTGACGCGCATGTTCTCGCTGATGTATCGAAGCTCTCCAGAGGCAAGTATTTCAAGATCGCCAAAGGACTCAAACTGCATAACATCCGGCATCCATTCGGTATCATAGTAGTCTGCGTACTTTGCCCACCACCTTACGGAGTCAACGTTGCGATAGTCGTTAAGGTCGTGGTGCGCGATTTCCTCGTCATAGGCCACGGCGCATTGTGGCGCGGTTCCCCACAGTGACGCATTCGACAAGTGATTTAACACCCGGACCTCTGACCACAGGCGCATCATCAGATCTATGTCGGGGACCAATATCGGGATGCCTGCCGTGTACTGTTCGAAGATCGACATGGTACTCACCTGATAGGGGAGGTGCAGCACGGCCCGAAAGTTCGCCACGTCCTGCCACTTGTAGTCCTTGCCCAGGACCGACTTCTCCACGAATACCGATCGATCAAGCTCAGGCGCCGGGATGTGCTCATACGACAATACTCGGTGATCACGCGGTTCGTACCGCGCTGCCGTGTACGCGCACAGGCTCGGGATATGCACCACCGGCTTTCGCACCAAAGCCAGCCCGTACATGGCATCCACCTTGTTGTTGGCGCATAGGATTACATTGGGCTTGCGCAGATCATCGAGTAAGGCATTGAGCAGGTCCGGCTTGTCGTGAACTCCGTTATCGACACGAATGGACATAACCGATACAACAGGCTTCCCAAAGTCAATGAACAATCGCGCGAATAGCGGCGGATGGGTGGTGATGAATCCGTCGTACTGCTTCCACTCATCAGCATGTGCCGCGGCAACCTCATTCCATCGGTTCTCGTCGCTGACTCTCTGCCACAGGTCGCCGGCCAGTTCCGGAATGCGCGCGCGGTCCTGCTCACGGCCCATGATGTGAGCGTGCGCTGAAAGGCACAGGTCATCCACCGTGTGGCCCATGGCGCGAAGTATCGCCTTGATGTCGGCGATTACCGAGATGTGTTGATCGATGCTTAGGAAGCGCATGCGATCTCCTTAAATACCTGTTCCCATTCTCGATACACCAACTGCCGGCGCGTGATGTTCGTTGCCAGCATGGCATAGTGCGCGGGTCGCATGTCCTCTGCCGCCATCTCGTGAAGCTCCTGCATGCTGTCGAAGTACATGATATCAGGCATCAACTCCGCGTCGTAATAGTCGGCCTTGTCCAACCAGTAGGACACGGCCTCCTCCTTGTCGTATGCGTTGGGGTCGGTGGACGGTTCCCATCCTGGGGCATATGCGCGCTGTGATCCTGGCGCCGTCCGCCACAGCGGATAGTGAGTCATGTGCTCAAGGACTCGCTTCTCTTTCCACAGCCGCAGCATCAAGTCTTTCGTCGGGAACAATAGCGGTATCTGGGCCGTGTACTGCTCGAGAATTGACATGGTAGAAATCTGATACGGAAAATGTGCGATGGCCCGGAATCTCGCCATCTCGCTCCATTGGTATCCAGCCTTCAAGGCGACGTGCTTGTTGACAAACATATTGCGGTCAAGCTCCGCCATGTGAACATGCTCCTGAACCAGTATGCGCGGGTCGGTCGGATTGTACCGCATCCCGGTATACCGGCAGAGGCTTGGGATGTGCCTCACTTCCTTGCCGATAAATGCCTCGGCGTATGCCTTGTCGAATTTGTTATTGGCGCACAAATAAACATTGTTCTGTCGAAGGCATGTGATCAGCTTGTCCAAAAGCTCAGGCTTGTCGTGGACCCCGTAATCGAACCGGATCGGAATGTGCACAATGATCGGTTTTCCGTAGGTCTCGAACAGGCGGGCGAATACTGGGGGATAGGTCACGACATAGCCGTCGTACTGATCCCAGACCGGCCGGTATTTCTCCGCCAGTTCGCCCCATCTGTCCTCGTTGCTCACGGCGCACCAAGCATCGTCGGCCATCTCCGGTATCTTGTCCCGGTCGTCCTTGCGGCCAAAGACAAACGAGTGACCAGACAGACACCAGTCCTCTATCGTGTGGCCGAAGTCGCGCCAGACGTTTTTCAGATCGGCAACGACTGAGATGTGTTGATCGACGTTGAACAGTCTCATGCTGGCACCCGTACCGCCGTGAGTTTCTTCGTGCACTTGTAGAAGTAAATGGGACCCTCAATGTACTTCTCGGTCTTCAAATGCTTGACGATGGCCTCGCTGTACCTTTGATCCTCACCGAACTGCACGCTTGACGGGAACCCCACGGCAACCGCAATGGATCGCCTGATGGGATTCAGGTGGTTGGGCGTGCGGTAGTATCCGTCGATCCCGGTATACCATCCGCAATACTCAATCGAGTGCTTGAACAGTGACGATGCGTCGCCGACTGTGATAATCCCCTCCATTCCAACGCAGTCGGGACGCGTGCGCAGGGCGGCAAGGATCTTCTGCACGTAGTCATCTGACACGTCGTCGTCGTCGTCCACGAACACCACGTACTCCCCGCGCGCCGCGGCGATGAGGTCGTTGCGCTTCTTGCCGACAACCTTCTCTCCATTGTCAGAGTCAACCACGATTTCGACTTTGCCTTTGCACTGACCGGAGAGCTTGGAGACAATGCTGTCAAGCATGACCTTGCGCGCATTGAGCGAGCAAATCAAAATTGACAGAAGCGGATTTTCGCAGCTCAGAGGACGTTCCATTGGCCTATCCCGTTTTTGATTAGGTTGGCACTGGCGACCGTTGACCACACGATAGCCGGACGTTGACGGTCCTGACTGTTTGCCATCTTACGTAGCGGCGACAGTCGGCGAAAAGTGTCATCCCACTTGTCCTCCGTTTTCCCGCTGTCGTGATCGTGTTTGATGATGACATCCGGTAGATACTTGAGTATCCCGGTGGTCTGCCCGACATTGGTCCACACCACGTCGATCATCTCCGCGTGATACTTGGTGCACATAAACGGCAGGCCGGTTGCGCAGACCACCTTGCGCGATGTACAGAAGTGTACCGTTAACTTGTCGTGTGCGATAAAGGCATCGTCGCCGTAGACGATTGCGTTGCCGTCTGCCTTGTTCATAGCCGCGAGAAACTTCTCGTCCCATCCGTTGCTGACGAATACCATGTCATCGCCGAACATCGTGACGAGTGTTCCGTCATCATTGAATCGCGTCTTGTCATACATCATGTTGAAGTAAAGAGAAAGATTCGGCTGGCGCGTGGACTCAAAGACGATTTCCCAGCACAGCGGAGACGGCCAATACATTTCTTCCAACATGACAATGGTATCGGTGTCCTTCTTGTTCACGCAGAAACAGAACCGCAGGCAGTGGGGGTCCGTCGCGTGTTTGAGCGCCGACAAAATGAACTTGCGCAGCCGCTCGGGCCGCTTGTACGTCGGAAGCATGATGCAGATTTTGTCGTATGTTTTTTTCTTCGTCTTGTCAGTCGGAATAGTTGGATTGTGATTGATTAGATGGCTCTCGATTCTCACCAGCTTGTCATCAACCTTGGCGCACGGCATCCCAACGAAATGTCCGCCATCCTCAAGATGTGGAAGCCATACTTCATCGCCAGAAAATATCAGCCCTGGCTCGTTAGCCCGAATGTGGGCGATGTGATTGTTTTTGATTAATGGCCAAGCGTATTGACACAGAAAGATCTGATCCACTCCATGATACTTCCGAGTTGGGTGCTGCGATTTTGTTTCTTTAACACTTGACAAAAACAGCCTTGCGGCAGACTCCATTCCTGGAACGCATCCAGGAATCGCGCCCCATGTTCCACCGAGTATCGGTATGTTGTGGGCCTGGTTGTCTCTGATGATATGGAACGGCTTTCCACTGTTTTCCCATTCAAGCACCGCAGCCCGCTCTCTCTCTGTAAATTGACAATCCGTATCCCTGACAATAAACCGCTCGACGTTTTCGATATCCCACATAGGATAAAATCGCCAGAACATTCCGAGAACATCTTCGGCGTGCCCCATATTGACAACCTCGACGCCAGCCGACTCTTTCAGCGTTTTTTGAACTTCTGTCGGCACAGTCGTTTCGTCAATGTAATATCGGCATACCCATCCTGGGAAAAACTTGTCCCTTCCGGTAATGTTGTTGATTGCCCCTTCAATGTAAAGCGGCTGATCTCCCCACAGGGCGAAAGAAATGATTTTGTTCATGCTACCATCCCTACGTAATGTCCGTTTTCCGTCTCGACCGGAACTGGGAACCACCGGTCTTTCGTCGTGCACTTGAGATGCTCCATGCCTTCCCGTACATGGGCCATGTGCTTGTCTCTGATCTCCGGCCATACAAGGCAGTGGAGGAAAATCTGATCCGTGCCGTGGAAGAGTCCGCGATCGTTCTTCGGCTGCGGACGAACAGTCGCCATCCACATCGACAACCGGCGCTGGAAGTTCGGCACGCATCCCGGCACCGCTCCCCAGGTCCCGCCAAGTATCGACACGTTGTGGACCTGATTGTCTCGCATGATGTGAAACGGGAGTCCTGAGTCTATCCACTCCTGCACCGCCATGGCTTCTCGCTTTGTGAAGAAACTGTCGGTATCCCTCACGATGAACCGCTCGACCTGCGGGTCGTCGAACATCGGATGAAAGCGCCAGTACATCCCGAGTACGTCGGTAGATCGCCCCATGACCCACATCTCCGCACCGGTCGCCGCGATCTTCTCCAGGATGTCAGAGGGAACCGTGTCGTCATGGTAGAACCTGCACGTCCAGCCTGGATAGAACTCCGCGTACCGCTCGGCGTTGCGGACTGCACCGTGCGTATAGAGCGTGTTCTGTCCCCACAGGGCGAATGAGATAATGCGCTTCATTTCGTCCCCTTGATCTCTGCGACTTTTTTCATCTGACGCAGGATGTTCTGAAGGATAATCTGTCGGCCCTGCGATCTGAAATGCTCCAAGAGATGCAGACGCTTTGGAATCTTGACTGACCGCTTTAGCACGAACATGATGTCTTCGCGGACGATTTGCCGCTCTGCTCCGGCCGTTCTTGCCGCACCCCCTTTGCGATATTGCCGCACGAGAAGCGGTGGATGTCCAGGACGGGAAATCATTATCAGGTCGTGAAAGTCCCGCGGGCTTTTGCCCTGCGCTTGTGGGCTTATTGGAATTGCAAGCATCTTTGACTTTTTGGCAAAGACCTTTCCACCGTCACCGTACTGGTGAACCGCGGCATACTTCGACCGTGTGGCGAGCCGGTACACGGAGTCGGAGATGCCGTGTATTTCCCGCACGAACCACGACCCGGAAAGTCCAGCCCCTCCACCATGCCGCATGTTGAGACCAGGACGCCCGCGCATCTGCGTGCGCACCTGAGTCTGGTTGATCTCATGCATGCCATTACGCATACCGGCTTTCGTTGCGTTAATGATCTGCTGCTTTGTCAACGCGATCTTACGTTTCACCGCGTCGAAGTTTCCAGTGATGCCGACGTTAGGCATACTGGAACCTCCGGTATGGTTCGAGGAGGATAATAGCTTCGGTAAGAAATGCCTGCGGCAACATGATCGAAGAGTGCATCCCGCCTTGTCGATTCGTCGATCCGTCTTTGTTCGACCCGGTGATCTCGAAATCGCTCTTGTGCTTGTAGTTTTGGCGGCACTGAATCTCACATGCCCGCACTAGGTCGGGATGCGCTTCGGCAAGGGACTGGTAGGTGATTGAAACGATCGCCTCGGTGATTCCGCTGGCCGCAGTGCACGCCTCGTCCGTGTACTCAGTCAGCGTCTCCCCGGCTTCAAAGATGCCGTACAGGTTCTCCACTACCAGGGACGTGGCGGCAGCGGTCCGCACAATGCCCTTCGCCAGACTGGTCCCGCCCTTGACGTACCGTGCTGCGGTGAAGTCCGCGCCGGACGCCACAGCAAACGTAGATCGAACGCCGTGATACGCCAGCCCGCCGGTATAGATCACCCGCACGGCCTTTCGCGCCTGATACCCTATCGGCTCAGGCAACACCACGGACTCGCCGTTGACCCCGATAAAGCTGTCGGTGATCTCAGACTCATCACCGTCCCACTCGCCATCGGAGTCCTCATAGATTGAGGTCAGTGTCACGACCGGCGCCGCCTTCGGCCAGAACTCATACCGCTGGGCGTCCACGTCGAAATACTCAGTGCGGCTCTCGATGTGAAACTCCCGCCCGCAATACTGCTCGATCTGGCGAGAAGTTGACATGATCCAGTTGGTCAACTCACGCTCCAGACCGTGGCCGTCGGTCATTGCCGTGCCGTCCTGATCGCTGATGTAGCGCCGCAGGCGTTCGTAGCTGCTGAGAAGCATCAAAGACATCTGGAGCCTCAGTAGTGTTTCTGGTTCATGTCGGGGCCGCTGTGCGGCTTGCCTTTTCTCATGTTCCCGGCCTTGACCAACGTCAGGCGAGACTCGTCAAACCATTGCCAATCATTCAAGGTACCATCAGATTTCACTTTCTGAGGCGCGAGACCATAGTGAATGCATCCCGTATCATAGAAAGTGACTCCCATGACGACACCTTGGTAACCAGAAACGTCGTCCTTCAGAACATCCCTCATCCCGAAAGCGCAGTGCGAATTCATACGTCCCGCCTTTCTTTGATTGTAAATGGTTTGTGGTTAAACAGCGGGGGCCTTGCGACCCCCGCTTCCCATCCTCACAGACTACACATCGAAGTCAAGCGTCTGGCTGGTCGGCTGACTGTCCGCGCGACTCAGGATTGCAACCGCGCCCATGTCGACGGTCGGCGTGGTCGTGGTCGGCCTGGCAATCTGCGTGACCAGGAACAGATACCGCTTGGTCTCGCTGCAGTTGATCGACGCGACCTGAAGGATCTCATCAGTGCTCACGCCGACGTCATCGAAGGCAGCGCCTGAAAGCAACGTCGCTTCCGTCGGATCGTCGGAGTCGGACTCATAGATCGAGTTCGACAGTGTGACGGTCGCACCCAGAACGGTCCCGATGTTCAGGGCAATGACGACATCGTCAAAGTCCTTTGTGTCAAGGCCGTACCCCGACGCCGTGGTGATCGGCGCGCCGTTGTAGTAGAAAGTTCCGGTCGTGCCGGAAGCGGGCTGAAGACGCTCGCTTCTCATGAGGCAGGTAACGAGTACCGCCTCAGCAGTTTTTCCAAGTCCAACGCTCATATGTTGCTCCTTGTTTGATTGTCAAACACTATCATCACTCACGCACGCCCATGCGCGCGACTACCTCACACAACTACCAGCTTGCTTCGGTGGTCTGCGCGTCGGCGATGTAGCAGAACGCCGCGCGTCGCAGGATCTGGGCGTCGAACTCCCAGAACATGACCATGAACAGCTCGTCCTCCAGGAACGCCGAACCGGTCGAGCCGTCGCCAGCCACGTCGGAAACGCGGAAGGCAGGCTCACGGAACGTCGCCCAACAAAACTTGCTCCAGTCGCCGTATAGCACGCGCGACAGAGTCGTTCCTGAGCTTTTTGTCAGATTCTTGGCGAGCTGCGTGGTGTGACCGATCTGTGCACCGAGCGCATCCTGAAGCTGTGCGTTGGTGAGAAGCAGCGTCGGCATCGCAATGGGCATACCGTTTTTCGCGGATTGTCCATTGTACTGAAGAATGCGCTCACGCTTCATCCCCCACAGCACCTCGGGACGCATCAGATATGCGTAGGTGTTGGTCTCGCGCAGCTCATCGACAACAGCAAGCGACTGTTGCATTGAAGACGCATGGTCAATGGTGAATCGACCTCCGGTCGTTCCGATTGCCGTGCCGGCAGTCATGCCGTTGTTGTCAGATGCGGCCACCGTCTCAACGCCGAGAACCTGCTTTTCCGAACCTGTGCCAGCCGTCAACTGCTGGCTGACTTTGACAGATGCTGATTCTGTCATGCTCTTACGCACGATCTGCTCGGCCAGGTTGTTGGTGAAGCTGATGATTCGATTGCTGACCTTGCAGAAGATACCCATCTTCTTCGGGCGCAACCAGAGCTGGCCATAGGACGGATTCGTCACAGTCGGCTTGCCAGTCTCGCCAACCATGTACGCTGTGAGATTCGACAAATCCTTTGGAATCGGCAGATCTCCCTGAAGCCCTTCCAGCTTCATGCAGGGGAACTTCAGGATGGGCGTCTGGGCGTACACCACGTCCACGATCTGGCCCTGATACACCGCGTCGGGAACCAAGAACCCGCCCTGGCTTCCGTCGGAAGCGTTGACCGTTCGCTTGGCAATTTCATCGCCGAAGCGCATGACATTGAGTCGCTCCATTTCGAGATTGAAATCGGCCTGGCGCTTCTTCATGTACGCCTGGCATACTTCCTTCTCATACGGAGCGACCTTGTCGAACGGGTTTTCGATCACCGGACAGTTGCCCTTGCCGCCAGCAGCCGCAAGGTACTGTGCGTAGAAGAACTTTTGCCAGCTCCATTTCTTGGCGTCCTTCTCCTCAAATCCCGGGAGACCGAAGCCCTTGCCGGCCTTGTTCAGTCCGTCGATCGTCTGTTCGCACTTCGCGAGAGCCTCGCGGAGTTTCGTGACTTCCGCGTCGTTGGCTTTTTTCTGCTCCGCAAGCAGGCTGGTCATGCGGGTCTCGATCTGCACCTTGTAGTCGGCGAGAGCGGACTTGACCTGCTCAACAGAGGTGTCGGGGGTATCACTCATGTCAATCTCCTTGGTTGGTTGTCGTTACTACTTCAGACCGAGGATCTGGCGATAGATGCCGGAGCCCATTTTCGGCTCTGTCTTTGCGGGCTGCGCTGCTGTGCGAGCCGCATTGATTTCGGCGAGTGCCGCGTCCTTGGCTGTCTGTATCTCGGCGAGTACGGATTTCACCGACTCCGTAAGTTCGTTGACTTGCTTCACGAATGTATCAAGCGGGACGTTGACAGAAAGATTTACAATCACCGGATCAACTGTCTTTGCCGCGGGTGATTCTGCCGCGGGAGATTCCGCGCCCTCTTCCTTGGCCGGCTCAAACAGAATCGGCTTGATGTCGTTGTCTTCGAGCCACTTCTTGGCCTGCTCGACGGTCCAGTCCTTTGTCGGGAAGCGAATGGCTTGTGGCGCCCATGCGTTCTCATCACCGTCCTTGAGATGGCCCCATATCACATCGGCAGTATCCGGGACTTTCTTCCCGCGCACTTCACCATCTGCCTTGCGGCGGAACTCGTCCATGCTGTCCGGGTCGGCCAATCGAGCGGCGTGCTCATTGGGATAGGGGCGGAGAACAGCATCCCGCTCAATTATTTCTGAGTCATAAAAAATCCACAATTGCTTTACCCTATCTGAAAACGCCTTGCATTTATCACATGTTTTTTCATTAGAATTTGTCACCGGCACCGCCCTCCTGAACTCCTTGGCGAACAGTTCCACAACCGCCTTGTCGATCTGCGGCATGGCCTCGATTCGTTTCAAATCGGCCTGTCGGAACATACCACCGCTCACGGCCTTGGTCATTCTTTCCCGCCATGCGCCCGCGATGTCGTCTTTCAGCGCGTTTGGATTCGCAGGAACCGGGACAACCGAAAACTCCATCAGGTCGCACTCGTCGAAGATCACGCCATACTCTCCCATGTGCAACTCGGTCCGCTCGTCGTCTGTGGGGCGCGTGGTCTTCATCGGCATGAACCCGATGGATGTTCCCGGCATCCCGCCCGACGCCACAAAACGGAAGATCAGGTCCGACCGGCCGGTCGAATCAACTCTGTCGTCATAGAACAGCCCGAGGGATTTGACGGCGTTCGCCTGCTTGTCATACCACGTCTTTAGCGACACCCCCACCGGGGGCTGCTCGTAGTCGTGGGCGAACTGGATCACAGAGTTATTGACGTAGTTGGCGAGCCGCACGCCCTTCGCCCGCACGATGTCGCCATACCGGTCAACCGTCTCGTCGGTGATGGTATAGGACACCACACGCGCCTCGTATCCGCTGAGGTACTCGATGCCTTTCCCGTTGACCTTGGCGCACATCTTCCGGCATTCGTCTTCGGTGAGTGTCCTCAGACCATCGGCCCCGCCGGCCATCGCCCGGATCTGCTTGCATTCAGACTTGCGCCTGAGTATCTCAGCCGCCGACGCCGTGCCGTACAGGGCCTTCAACAGTTCCTTTTCCATTGTGCGCCTCCGCTTCAAGATTGATTTTCGAGTATAAGCCGAGCAGCTTTTCCGCGCGCTCGGTGAGTAGTGCAATTTCCTTGTGTGCCTGTGCCGCTTCCACGTTCACCCGTATCGTCGATATTGTCGTCTCGGTCTTTTTCTTTCCCCTGGAGTCTGTCAATTTCCATATCAGTGAGCTTACGTATACTCCCGTCAGGACCCCGGCGAAAAACACGGCGATCATGGATGTTTCCATAGGTGTACATCACCGCTCTATTGGTTGGTAGTGGCATGGTCAGTCCTCGAAGTAACCCAGCGCCACGCATCGGCAATTTATTATGTTGTCAAGAGAGGCCTGTGTATCACGTGGATACCGCAGTTGTCCACCGCTCTTCGGGAACGCCTCCCCGACATTGGCGATATCCCCCTCAAGGACGGCATGCAATTCGCGCACTCGATCGTCCTGCGCCGTCGCCCACACCCACTTCTCGATGCCCTCTTGTTTGTAAACGTCGAACCGCGTCTCGCTGGCCACGATCCCCATCTCGGTGCGGGCGATGGTCTGGGCATTCGATACTCGGTTCTGCGCCACGTCGAAGATGTCGGTCTTCAAAGCCTTGGCGAGTTCATTGGGCGTCCAGTTGTTTTTCATCGCCTGAGACACGGTGTCGCTCACCTTTCCCTTGACCTGCTCGAAAGTGGTCTCGTTGATTGAGGCAAGATCTTCCTTGCGTTTGTCTGCAAATGCATCGATACGCTTGTCCGACACGTTCCATTCGATGGGTTCACCGAGTTCGCTTTCAATGTGGTCCACTTCGAGCTTGATCTGCTTCCCTACATTAGGCGTGTACACCCGCTCCAGGAACCGGTTAAGTTCCTTCTCTGCGTTGGGGTAAATGTCGTCGAACTCGTCAATACTGTAATCTGCCGTGGCGCGGACTGATTTCTGACTCGCGAGCCATCGGTCAATCTGGTCCTGCATGTAGTTGCGCTGGGCGAAGAAGTACCGCTTGAGGTCAACGACCATTGCCTTTTCAGCCGGGACCAAAGCTCGGACGATGTACTCATCACTTTTCCGACGCAGCTCCTCGATCGAGATCTCGCGCGTGACTTTCGCCGATGGCGCCTTGGTCGGAGACGCAGCGGGAGGTTCGTTCCCCGGTACAGCCGGCATGATCGGTGCGATGGGCTGCAATCGCTCACTCAGGTACGGGTATTGTTTCAACTCTTCCTGCGTGAGACTGATGCCCATTTTCTTGCACGCCAACGCCGGGGGAAGGCCGATGTCAACGAGTACCTTTGCGCCGGTTGCGTACATCGGCAGGTCAACGCGCAGGCTCTCCACGTCGCTGTAATTACTCTTGAGCTTCCAATTTCCATTGTCCTGATAGACGACCCATTGACATGTGATCGCGTCGTTGTAGATCTCGTCAAGCGGGATGTACGTGTCGTACCACAGTATCCGACGCCCCTCGCGGATCGTGGCGTTGTTGATCTGCTCGTAGTCACCAACGGCAATCTTGTTGAGGCCGAACGCAGCGAGGGTCTGATCCTTGTTCCACTTCTTCTGCTCAAGGAACTGCATGTCGGCAAGTGTCAACCCGAACTGCTGATACTTCAATCCGTTCCCGAGGACTGCGATCCCGCCGACGTTGCCCGGCCCCCCGTGCTTCTGCATCCACCGCTTGGCGTTTTCCTCGGCCTGTTGCGCCGTCAGAGTTCCCTCAGTCGAAAGTAGGCCGGCGACGCGCGCGTCGTTGTCGAAAAGCCGCGTGTTGTAGATGTCGGCCTTGGTGTCCTGCGCGACCGCGACCGATGCCGCAATGTAAGGCGCCTGGGACTTGAGAAAGTCGTATGGATTGACAAGGTGAATACGGATGATCTCGTTGTATCTGAACGGTATCTCGGTCGCAGGACTTTTCTCAATCGAGAACTTCCATCCTATCAACCGCTTGCGGCCCTTCCCTGCATCCTCAGTCCATTCCTCGAAGAACTTTCTTCCGAAAGGCATCAACTCATCCGGCATCTGACCGCGCGATAGATCAACCTGACTGTCCTTTTTCGTGTCCCACGGCACGAGAAAGCACTCTCCGGAAAGCAGCAGGTTGAGAACCACGGTCTGCCGAAACACCATGCCGCTCATCTGCTGGTTCGGTTTCGCCAGCAGCTTGAGTATCAAATGATCCTTGAGCGACTGCTCCTCGTTGACAACCGACACCATTTCCTGCGGCAACCGGCAGAGGTTAAATGAAATCGTGCGGGCGCAGGCGTAGACCCATGGGTTGTAGGTGTAGGGCTGTGTCATTGCCCGCTCGAAGCTGATGATGGCTTGAGGGCTCAACTTGCCAAAGAACCCGCTGTCGAGGTTGTAAACACCACGGACGACCGGCTCTTCTGCGGCGCGATAGGGTTGTCCCTGGGCATTGAGTATTTGTGATTCCACTATGCGGACTCCTGTCCGGGCTGCTCCGACTCGCCGCTGTAGACGTAAAGGACTCCGGTCTTGGAGTTGTCCAGCTTGCCGGCGACTCCATACCCTCGTGAGTCCATGCCGTGATTCCAGTTGTCAATCGGCTTGTTGGTCGGATTACCGTTTTTGTCGGCGATGTACCGGTAGTTGCGCTGTTCCTTGATGCAGTTGACGCTTCGCTTTGTCCAGTGCTGGTGGTACTGGTTCACAAGCTGAATTCGCGCGCGTACTGAGTCCGGCCCCTTGGGGCAAGACTTGATGTTGAAACCGTATCCCGCGATCTCATCGCGCGACTTCGGTTCCGCGGCGTCGCAGAAGATCTCGTCATATCCCTTGCGGACCCCGAGTGACTCCATTCGGTGTGCGATCTGATTGTTGTCCAGCCCCTTCTCGTAAATCAGTTCATCGGAGAAAAGATCTTCGCCGATAATGACGTTGCGCGTCAAACAGGTTGGATCGTTGGTGTACCCGTAGTCCAGACCGTAGAACTCGATGCCGCCCTCCGGAAGCCTTTCAATCTGCGAGAACAACGCATGCACCAGGCCCACGACGTTGCCGACGAGTCCGAGGCCGTAGACGTTCCACCAGTTCGGGTCTGTCTTTTCCCTGCGCTCGATGTCGGCGCGAACGTCTGCCGGTGTGACCTCCAGAGCGTCTTTGTACGTGCTGTGAATCCACGCCACATCCGGCCGGCCGCGGAGCTCGTGAACCCAATACTCCTCGCAGGGGTTGTGGTCGATAAGGATTTTCATCCTCGTGCGCATCACCAACTGATCGCATATCGGGCGCGGAATGTTGATCGCCTCGTTGAGAAAGAGGATGTCGCGCCTGGGGCCATGGGCCTTGCCCGGTTGATCGGCGGAGAAGAACTCGATCTCAGCCCCGCCCGGATAGGAGTACATGTGCTCCATTGCGGACCAGCGATCCTCGGAGAAGCGATCGCCGAGAATGGTCTGATAGTCCCGCATGGCGCCGATGCGCAGGTGGGGGAAGGACTCGGAGACGACGGAGCACAGAATCTTGCTCCTGTGTCCTGCGCAAAAAGTGTCGAGCACCTGAAGGGAGGAAATGGTCTTCGACGACCACGTCCCGCCCTCGTTGACGATGTACCGTATGTTCGGATCAAGGAATGCTTGAGCCGTCCTGTCGAAGACCGAGGTCAGGATCATTGCAGAGGCCATACCGATGATGAAGCTAAGAAGTTTGCCCATGGTCAAGTAGTTTCTGCACGAGATCTTTCTGCGCCTGATCTCGGACATTGAACACGAATTGTGTTTGAGTCAACTTCGCGTCTACTTTGTCCGTAAAGAGAGCAAGGTGCCTGCCGAGGAGTTCGAGCGCGCCCTTCTTGTCATGGAGCTTGAAGCGTATCGTCGATCCGTGTTCCCCGGGACTCTCCGATACTTCCGCGACACACGCGGTCGAGTCGCTGTCGAGATCTTCAGACTCCTTGAGCGTCACTCCGCGGGGACCCCAGTCGGCAAAGTTCCGCATGTCCGAGAACGCAATCTTTCTGATCTCGGAGAGCACGGCCTCCTTGGTGATGTTCAGCCGCTTGAGATAGCCGCCTTCGATCTCGGCGATGCGTGCGCGGATGTTTGTTTTTGTCAGCAGCAGCGACGCCTGTTCCCTGGCCGCTTTTTCGCTGTATCCTGCTTTTCTCGCGGCATCTGCCCCGTTGTGGCTGATCGCATATTCCTGGCAAAACATCTCCTGCCGGGGGGTAATTTTGGAGGATTTCCCCGTTTTTTGGCTGGTTTCCACCGAGTTTTGCCTGATTTTTGCGGTGAAAGATGGGGTGCCGGCGGGACTCCGGACACCCCCTTGAGGCACATCGACGACATACTCAGTATAGGTCCTGCGAAGCGATTATTCCTATCGCCTGTATAGACCATACGCAACAGTGCTGCCGCCTGTCAACTTGGGGTTTCGTGGGGCGCGAGTCGGCCTGGACGGGGACGATCGGAGTTGATCTCCCCATGGGTCCCCCTCTCCTATCCTCACCCCTTGATTTCTCTTATCGCGCGCGCAGGTGCATGCGGGTACCTATATGACGGCGCGTAACCCATTGATTTCATTGGTGAGCACTCAGTGAGCGGATTTGTATAGAAAGGTATTGACAAGTCATGCGAAGTAGTGTATATTATCATAAGGAAGGACAGAAACCACCACCAACCGAGGAGGATGAGCATGATTATCAGCAAAAAGTACGCTCAACGACTGGTGAGAGAGGGTAAGGCCCGTATAGAGGGGCGCACAACAACCGGACCGTATTGGGGATGTGATACGGGTGAGGTGTATGTGATCGTAACGCGACTGGACAAGCAGGACACCGACCATTACAAAGAGGACTAAGCCCGAAACGCCCCGCGCTGGGGCGTCGTGCCGTAGCGCGGCACCTGACGAGGGGCGATCAACCAAAGGAGTACCCATGGCAACCACGAAAGTCCCGCTCGGGGTGCGAGTCGCCCCGGAACTGCTTGAGAGGATGAGGACGACGGCAGAGCGCACGAGGATTCACCTGACGGATCAAGTGGAGCTTGGAGTCGAGGCCCTGCTGGATCGACTGGACGCAGGGGAGGGGATCAAGTCGCCGGAGAAGAGACGGCGTCAGGGGCGAGCTGGTTCCGGCGGCGGGACGTAGTCCTCGGACAGTTCCACGATCTCACATCCCGCCACCTCCTGCAGCCAGGCTGCCACGAGACGCCTGTGGCAGAACTCGCCCGGTCCCTCCCAACACAGAAGCACGGCGTCCGGTCCGAGGTCGCGCAGGACCTCTCCCGGGGTGAGACGGTCCAGGATCTCAGCGGTATAGCGCCTCACGTACTCGTCGTCGGTGATCCTGTGCTGCCTGTGGCATCTCACGAGGTCGTCGGGCGGGTACAGGGGCGGGTAGGTTGATCCCCGGTATTGGCGGGGAGTCCCTCGCGCAATGGATACCGCGGTAGGGAGTTTCCCCGCTCGCCGGAAATTCGAGGTGGTGATCACACCGGTTCCTTCTTCTCCAGTTGCGATACGCGGATGTCAGTCCCCTCCAGAATCACATCGCCCTTCTTCTTCCCGTGCGTCCGGACCACCTTCTCCAACCTCTCCGCCAGTCCCGGGAACCGCGGGTGATTGAGCCGGACCGGGTAGGAGAGTCGCCGCTTGCGCTTGTCGTCGTCCATTGGTGCCCCTTGAATGTGCGTGTATCCTCAAAATACATCAATGGATGTGCCGGCGCAGCCAGCCCGTCACGGATGCCCAGATTCGGTCTGCGGTGACAAATTCGGCCCCCATCGCATCTCCGACAATCTCGCCGATGTCCCAGCCCATACTGTCCGCGTACCTGAGTACGGCGTTGATTGTCTCGGCTGCATGGGCCGGGGTGTGCTGTGTGCGGGGTTCACCCGCAATGTCCCGGTATAGAGCAATGAGGCAGCCCCCTGCAAACGCGCGGTCGCCGTCGGTCATAGGATGCCTTCTTTCGCATAAATCAACTGATCCGGCACGTCGAATATCCCCTGGAGCCCAATCCACCGCAGCGGGGAGACTAGTGGATGAATGTCCCCCAGGACAAGACCGAACTTGCCCACAGTCGCAGTCATGGCCGCAGTCGAGTCACCGGGGAGAAGCCACCGAGCGGACAGGACCGTGGCCGTGCAGACTATCAGCCCGTGGGGATAGTCATGATCGCTCATGTATCGTATCGCCGATGGGGTTTCCTTCCATCCGCACCACGCCCGCGCCTGCGCCAGTGCGCTCGGATCAAATCGCTGGCCGGCATGGATGGCGATTTTCTGACCGAGTAGGTTTCGGAAGCGCGCGTGGGTCCGCGTCTCGATTGTTTTGAGGCCAAGAGCAATCCATGTCGCCCACGGTTGATAGAGAGTAATCGCTTTCATATTCCTCCAACCCCTGCGCGGGATAGACGAAGCTTCCAGTATTTCCAATAGTGGCTCTCGATTATCGCATTTTCTCTTGTGATGTCAATCGGGTCGCTGTGCAACCGCGGTGCAGGCCTCTCGATGGGGAGCTTCACAGGAAAGCACAGGGGCCAGTTTATCGCCTTCTCTTGCTTGACATAGATCAGTCCTGCGTATTTTGGAACCTCATCAATGGAGATCAGCCCTTCCGGAACCACGTAGAAGAAATAGTTCGGTCTCCTTACAGCGATCCTTCCGGATGCGTCCATCTTTTTCCGAATCCAGTCCCAATAATATCCGCCGGAAGAGAGGCTCCTTCTTTCGTCTTCGTCCGGATCTCGCGATCCCGTTTCAAGTCCTTGGTGCCTCCCGACCTTACCGGCGTCCTTCTTGAAGTCCTGGCGGGATGTCTTGATCTCGTACTCCCACACGGTTCCTGCCTTGGTTAGACTGATGAAGTCGCTTTCCCAATCGTAAAGATATACGTTCGGCGTCATGTAAACATGGCGCTTCGCATGGCAGTAATGGAAAAGTGCGATCTGGATGTCGCCCTCACTCAGCATCCTGCTCCCCATTCTCCCCGACGTTGCCGCGCGCATTGCGTCTCAAAAGTTCCTCCTTCGCCTCGTCGATCGCAAGGGACGCCTGTCGTGAATCCATCTCCCTGATACCTTTGATCGGCCATCCCAGGGAGATCCGGAGATTGAAGAGATAACGGCGCTGTGCGAGCGATGCTTCCATCAGGTTATGTCCACTTCTTTTCTCATTGGCATGACGATTCCGATTCCACCATCGAAGCGGAATGGGATTGCTGTTAGCCCATCAACCGCCTCTGTCGCGATCTTCACATTCGGAAGTCTTGCCATTTTCTCCAGAAGCCGGACGTTGAGTCGCTTCGTTCCCATGTCAACCCATTTTGGCTTCTGGATCTTTCCTGCTCCGTCGCACAATTCGCACACCGGCTGTTTCCCGGTACCATTGCATAGATCACATTCCTCCTCGTATCGTATCCCGGATCGTGAGTACCAGCACAGATTGCCGTCACCGTCGCAATCGCTGCAATTGGCATTCTTTGTCTCCCCCTTGCAGTCGGGACACGTAATGAGTTCAGGAGTCGCGTCGAATGCGGGGAGGGATTCGTATAGCGTCTCCGGCACGTTCTCCATCCATCCGCACCCTACGATGCTTTCCTTCCGCGGATTGTCGTCGTACTTCTCTCTTCGATCTATCCTGATGGCGACGGTCCTATCAGCCGCGTAGGTGTACGCACCGACGTTGAAGGGCTTGAGGAGTATACCGCGAAGCATCACCGGGTCATCTGAGCAGAAGGATTCGATTGTCTCAGGCATCAACATGCCGAACCTCTTTTCTGGATGATCGCCGCCGCCTCCTCGAAATGCGCACCCATTCCCCATTGATTCTCAATAGCCGCGTTGGTCCGCCCTTCCTCCGGCGCTCGGCCTCCGGATCGTGCTGTGCCCGCTTCCTGCGCGCTGCCTGCCGCAGCGTGTACCAATACGCACAACCGCACCGGATGCCGTAGATCTTGCCGGGTAGTGCCGGCATGGGCCAGCCGCAACCGCGGCAGGGACGGGTTTTCATGCGTGGTCCCTTTTTCGTTACCGGCGTGATGTCAAGAATTGCCTGCCCCACCTGTCCATTCCAACCCAGTCCTCATCCTTCCTGACCTGTCCTTGCCCTGTCGCTCCATTCCTGCCAAACCCCGCCAGGACTTGCCATAACCGTCCGCGCCTGACCTGCCCATCCCAACCACGCCCATCCGCGATTGCTTTACCGCTTCGCACGCACCCGCCTGACCGCTGCGAACACGGCGGCAAGCTCTTTGAGGTCGTGATATCGCTGCTCGAATCGCTGCATCTCGTCGAGAGCATCTCTGAGCAAGCGCGCCCGCAGTTCTTTGTCGCTCAGTACCTCCACCATGGATCTGTATCCCCCTCGCGTTCTATCATTGCTCAGGGATACAAAGACGCGCGTGGGATGGTCGCTGTTCTCCGACAACATCTCCACCGTGATCTGGAGAAGGCCGCGGGCCTGCTCGATGCGATAGAGTTCTGCTGCGCGCGTGTCGTCCCACACAAAGGAATCGTGCATGGCTGACTTCGGATCACGCGCCTTCTCTACCACGTCCTCGGGCTTCAGGATTCCCTTTCTCGACACGAGAGAACGAAGCTCCTCGATGATCGCTGGATTGGTGATGTATCGCTTCTTGACCGCTGCTTTGTTCATACCGCCCTTTCTGTTGATGTTGTGGTTCCGAACCAGCATTGCCCGGCGATGCCCGGCCTCGCCTCGCCCAGCCTCTCCTGCCTTACCCGACCTATCCCGACCGATCCAAGACTGTCCGGCCCAGCCCTTCCCGACCTTACCGGGCCTCGCCCTGCCTGCCAAACCACTCCGTACCTCTCCGAGCCAATCCTCGCCCCGCCAAACCGCGCCTGCCAATCCATGAAGGGCGGCACCTTGCGGCACCGCCCATTGTCAAGCTACTTTCCAAACCCCACCGGTCCAGACCCGACCCGTCCAGGCCTAACCGAGCCCAACCCGACCCGTCCACGCTGCGCCTTGCCATTCCTGCATTTCCGATCCTATCCTTGTCGGGCCAGTCCCGTCCGCTCCACTCCTCGCCTGCCGATCCCGGCCTGATCCCTCCCGGCAAATCCTGACCGATTCTCTCCATGCCTGCCATGCCTATCCTTGTTTTGCCGCACCTCACTACTCCGTACCAATCCGTGCCCCTCCCAGTTTTTTGGTCTTACTTCGTATTGCTAACGATGAACGTGCCCCAGCCCATCCCGGCGCTGTTCTTGCTGTCCGGTCGGCCCTCGCAGAGCCCCACCTGAGTCCCGACCCTCATGAGGAGGTTGGTCACATCGTCAACGCTGAACTGATCCGCGTCGAATCTGACCGTCACCTTCGCAGACCAGTCGTCATAGCACGGGCGCACGGTCATGTACGCCTGCCCCGTCTCAACCCGCGCGTGCATGTCGAGCCTGCGCGCCTTCCCGTAGATGCGCACAAGCGGAATCTGCGGCTCAACCTCGTCCCATCCGTCCTGAACCACGAAGACCGACATCTTCGCCAGGGTCATCTTGAATCCGACTAAACGGCATGCGGAAATCAACGCGCATCTCAATCCGGATGCGTTAAAGCCGTCCCATCCCTCCTTGGCGTGATAGCGCGCCTCATTGAACACTTCGTCAAGGTCGGCGGCCTCACGCTGCTTTCCCTTCTTGGCGACGCTTCCGAGTTCCATCTTCTGGAGCATGCCGAGCTGCGCCTTGTGGGAGAACCGATGCACGACCAGCGGGGCCGTTCCCTTGATTGAGAAAACCGCTGTCTTGATATTCGGGGCTTTGATTTGCACTTGCTTTTCCATAATCGTCAACCTTTTTTGGCGCATTGCGCCGCGTGTGTGTGGTTGTTGACATCCCGCATCGACATTTCTTGCCTCGCTCCTCCTTTCCGTGAATACCGGATGATGGCCGGCGCTCAGTTCTCCCCCACCTCCGGGAACTTCAGGACGTTCTCTGCCGTCTTCTCCGATTCCTTGATCGTTCCATCCTCGATGTAAAAGCCCTTGGTCCCGCTCTCGTCGTTGACAACTTGCCAGATCTGGAAACCCGCGCAGATCTCATGCAGCGTCGCCAGGCTCTTCGAGTCAAGCAGGCTGATGTCGTCGCAAAGGATCACCCGCGCCTTCGGGTTCTGGGCAACCGCAATCGCGGCGCCGACCCGGACCTTCTCCGAGGTGCTGAGGTCCGACACCGGGATCCCCTTGTAGGTGACGGCGCCCTCCGTGACCCCGAGGCCGTCGATCGGCATGAGAGCGGTCCTGAGTAGCATCGCCTTGTCGGCCTCGGCTTCCTTGAGGTCATCGCCGGCCGCCGAGAACTTTCCTGCGAGTTGATCCAGGAGGACGCGCTTCTCCCGGATCTGGGCCATGGCCCGCACCTTGCGGTTGTGGTCTTCTGCGTCGTCGATCGCGCGCGCAATCTGGTCGGTGTCGATGTCCTCCGGCGCGTCGATAGCCGCAGCGATCTCGGCGGAGAGCGTCTTCTCGCGCTCGGTCATGGCCGCGATTTTTTTCTGGAGTGTTTCCAGGCGCGTGTTGATTTCTCGTATCTCCTTCGTCACCGCTTCTTTGTCGGTACCCAGATGATGGAGGTCGTCTTCCTTGCGGTGCGCCGCACTCCGGCGTTCCGCCCTGATGCGGTTCTCCTGCATGGCCGCGGCGAGTTGATCGGTAAGGGTCTTGATGTCAACCTCGCTGCCCGGGTCCTCCGCAGGCGCCTTCTCGAGCTCCACCTTTAGCCGGTTCTGATCGCGCAGCAAGTCGCTCCTCGTCTGCTTGATCTCGGAGATGCGCTTCTCCGCCACGTCGAGCCCTTCCTTGAGTTCTGGGAGCAGGCCGAAGAGCACGTCGAGTTGTTCTTTCGTCTTGAGACTGGCGAACGCGAGTGGTCTGATCGCGATCGGGCCGACAATATCAGACAGAAACTTCCTCGGGGATGGATACGTTGCACCGTCCCTATTTTTCACAATGAACCGATCCGTCTTATCAGTGACCGTTCTGGTCAGAGTGTATTCCCCGAGTTGTATTTCCACCTTTGCCCTGGACTCCCCGTTGCGCACCGGGAGGGGACCGCCGACCAAGACCGCCTCAATCGCATCGAGCGCGGCTGATTTCCCCGCGCCATTTTTTCCGGAGAGTGTGATCAAATCTCCGAGCGCATCAAAGAAAAGTACGCGAATGCCCTTAACATTTTCCACCAGGAATCTTAGGATCTTCATGCCGCCTTCCTTTCGTTAATGGTAATTGGCTACGGCTTTTGAGTAGCCGCCTGCTGTAAACAACTCCACAACACCACTTCGTACATAGTAGCTGGACGGCACCCACCATTCTTTTCCTGCAATACCCATGCTTCGCCGCGATATTCCAACGCAAATGTAAATTTTGCAATGGCGGCTTTTAGCTCAGACGCTGGTGGGCCTGATTCAACATTCTGGGGGACGCGCTTGCCACTAGCACGATAGGCGATGTGCTCGACTGTCCGTGACAACCCATCGAGTTTACGCGAAACCTCGTCTAACTCACGGAATAATTTCTCGTCCATAAGGTACTCCTAATTTCCAATCCTTCTCCACATCCTCTCCTGTGCGCCGTTGCGCCTCTTCGTCGCACTCATGCTCCCATCATCGCTTCATACTTCACTTTTTCAACATGGCCAGCCGGATAGCTCGCGAGAGTGTCGCGCCATGACCGATAGGGATCTTCCTTCCCGGCCAACCAATATTCCTTGTATGGCTTTCCGTCAACCGGCGAGTCCTGTATATCGACCGTCCCCACCACCGTCTCTCCGTGGCGCAGATCGTGGATGTATCTCTGCACCGTGTTGTGCTGGCATCCGAGCGCGTCCCCGATCGATGCCGCGGTGTGCCGGCGCCCGTCCCGGAGGATTCTGAGAATCCCCTGCCACACAGACTCAGCCACGATCCCACCTCCGATCCCAGGCGTCTTCCTCCTGCGCGTCGGCCTTGTCGTTCTCCGCGTCCTCGTCGAAATCATCCACCTCATTCTGCGGGTCCCGATCGTTGACGGGATAGCACCCGGCAGAAGAGGACTGAAACCACTGTCGGCGTGAGTTGCGGAACATCATGCGCCCTCCTTGCTGGTGTCAACGGTTGACTCTGCCGGCGGACGGATGATGCCGATCAACTTTTCCATTTCCTCCATACGTGTGTCGATGTCAGCAAGATCGTCCATCAAAAATCGCAGAGACCGGCGCTGCATCCCAATGCGCAAGGTTTCATATCGACGTCTACGCATCATCCTGCCGCTGTCATCGGGCTCATATTTCGGCTCTGATACTGTCAACACAAGTTCGACCATCGGGATAAGTCCGTCGTCTGATTCCGTCAGCCCGAAGTTGCGCGCGATTGATGCAAGCTCTTTCATGCGTCCTTACCTCCCGTTTAGGTGCGATTGCCACTCCTGCAAGACCAGTTGCGCGCGGATGGTCCAGATTTGAAGCCATGACCCAGGCTCGACCGCCCACATGACCACCACAATCACGACGATGCACCCAACGAGAATGCCGAGTATGGCCGGCCGATCATGCGACATCGGACACCTCCTACCGTTTTCGGGGCGTGTCCTGCGATTGCCCGAAAAGAAACAAGGGAAGAAACGTGTTGACACTGTAAGAAGGGAAAAAGAAAAGAGAAGAGAGAGAAAAGAACCGCCCGCCCTCGGGGCCGGCGGTCCCCGCCTTTACGCCTCGGGGGTTGCCGTAGAAAGCAAAAGAGCCATTCGGTCCATTGCCTTCACATCGCCCTGTGTGCGCAGGGAAAAGTGGGGGTGAACCGAACGGCTCTTCTGGTTCCCACGGCCTGCGCACACAGGCGGAGATTGAATCGTATGGCAAAGATCTGCTCATAATATAGAGTCTCGCGGGTTGATTGTCAACTCCTGCCTATCTGGGGATGAAGCCGCACAGATCGCATTGAGAGCCTCCCGCGGCATCCCCTCGACCGCGGCACGGACGGCGCCGAATCCGTCCACCTCCCGGCGATCGACAGTCCCGCCGATCACCGTGACGATGATCCAGCGGTCCGGGATGGTCTTGTGCGACATGATGTGGATCATGATGCGACCCCCTCCATCAGACGCGCCCTGTCGCCGTAGTAGTCGGACCTACAGGTTGGACAGAGCCCGTGACTGATGCGGTGCTGCCTGAGAGCGGATCCGGAGGACCAGCCCTCAGCGTCCCTGAAATCGCCGCAGACGCAGCACTGGTGGAGAAGCCGATCGGAGTACCCCGATCGAACGGAAACAAGAGTCCCGCGGATCATCCGCACCTCTCCGCGCAATCCTCCCATCCACGCTGGGGCGGATAGGTGCAGGGAAAGGCGCTGGGCCGGGGTGAGGTCCGAGGGGTCGCTGATCTCGGTGAGAGGAAGGGGCTGTTTGGTGGTGGTCATTGGATAACCTCGTATATAAGTATACATCCAAACACATCCCGAGCCAAGCCATTTCATCTACTATTTTCTATCTTCCGAATACTCAAAGACTTACGGTTGCCCGTTACCCGCGCCACGATGAGATCCCGGGCTTCTTCCAGAGGGATCATGTATCTCCGCCCGCACATCCGCGCCTTGATTCTCCCGCAGTCAATGAGGACCCAAATCCACTGCCGAGAATAGCCCGCCGCGTTCCCAAGCTGCTCAGTTGTAAACCAATGGCCCGTAGGACGGATGCGCATCCTACCGTGATGCGTCGTGACGTGCAGGAGGTTTGCCCGGCACCACTTGTAGATCGTCACCCGATGCACTCCCAGAGCCCTCGCTGCCTGGTCTGGTTTCCACCACACGGTCATGCGTCCCCCTTGCCTTGTTGCGCTCGTCAATAAGCAATCTGCGAAGTATCTGGTATTCAAACTCCGTGATCCTTCCACCGTCGCGGGACTTGCACTTGATCTTCAGTATCTCGTAATCGACGCTTCTTCCCTTTAGCCACGCCGCGACCCACGACCGAAAGGCGATCTGTTCGTCTATGTCAAGCGAATGAGGACCGTGAACCCGGTGGCACTGGAAGCAGAGGGCGACTCCGTTGTTCGGATCGAACCAACCCATGTGCGGACTGGTCCCCCGCGGGATGATATGATGCGCGTCGAGACTCGCCTCCTTCCCGCACCGCTGACAGCGGCCGCCTGCGCGGAGACGGATCGCCTCACCCCACAAACGCAGGCAGGCGTCTTTCCAGGACTTGCGGGATCGGGACTTCTTTCCGATCTTGGGGAAGGCGATCATGCGACCGCCTTCTTCAGGTCAACCTTGACCATGTGCGGAGTCTTCCCTATGATCTTGAGAGCCTTGGTGAGGTATGATTTCCAATCCGGCTCCTCCCAGAAAGGATCCGCCTCGGCAATCGCGTTCGTGTGGTTGGTTTTTCCGAACTTCCAGAAGTCAACATATCGCCGGCACCACTCGATGCATTCCAAGGCTTCTTGCGCGTCGATGACCGGCTCGATGCTTGCCCAGGTGCGTATCCCCAAATCCTTGGCGAGAATAAAGGCTCCGAGACGATCCTGAAACGATGCAGCGCGGGGTTCCCAAAACGAGAGCTTCGCCTCGGTGTGAAGTCCGATCGACTGTCCGAACGCCCACCGATTGCGCGCGAGAATGTCGAAATCCCTTGCGGCGCGCATCCCGCCCTTGGTGAGGACCGTGGTCTTCCTTTTCCCATAACCGAGTTGGAGCAAAGCCTCCCTGGTGACCACTGTCTCCACGCGCGCCGGATAGGGGTCGCAGGTGAAGCAGAGTAGAATCTCGCGCGGATCTCCCGGCTTCTTCCTCACGTCGCGCCCCACTTGTTCCAGGATTCCTTTCCGCGGCTCGGGGACCGCTCTCGTCGTGTTCCGGCAGGCGAACCCCGGAATCAGGTTGACATAGCAGTACCGGCACCCATGATTGCATGACGTATAGAGGTTGCAGGCGAGTTCCGCATACTCCCGAGCGCGCCCGGCAGGTTCGTAGATGCCTCTCATGTTGCACCTTTCCTTACAGCGGCCCGTTGCTCGATCACCGCCAGCAACCGCTTCAGCGTATCGTGATCCTCGCCACAGTCGGCCAACTCACTGGACGCCTCGACGACGCGAGCAATAGCCGCCTTTAGCGTGTTGCCTGTCTGTTCGACAGGCGCTCCGCTGTCCGCTGCGGTTGGCGGTGCTGACACCGGGACCCACTCTACGGCACTACGCCCCATCCAAATGGCTGACCATAATGAGCCGTCATCACACAGCGCAAAAAGCGCGGCATACCGATCAGTCGTTTCTGGAGTAGCTGCTATCTGCACAATCCTCATAGCCAACCGCCTTTCAGTTTCCAATTGCGTCACTGGCGCTTGTTGTTTGCTGTACCGGGGCACTCCTTAATGTCCTGCGCGCCAACTGACACTTACGGCAATAGTGAAGCGCCTCCCCGTTACATGGAGCGAGCTTCTTTCGACCTTCGAAATCTGTTACATACTTGGGACCCTTTCGCGCTGGACCGAGGCGCTTCACGTACTTCACTTTTCGACTACCGCAACTTGAACAAACCATACGTTCCTCCTATTAAGGCCGGTTTATTTCCACCAATGTCACGCCGCACTTGCACGAAGTTTGCCGCTACCGCCACACTTTTTACAGGGCCTCCACCCGGCAAATCCGTTTCGACGACGGCCAGACCCCCAACAAGTGCGGCAAATTTTGTGCTGCGGCTCTTCTGCGATGTGGAGCTTTTCTTCCACAGCGTCCGGCGGGGACTGCTCGGGAGGGCAATGCCCTGCGTGATCCGCCAGCGCTTCGTGAGTACCACTAAACCCACAGTATTTACAAACTCCCGCCATATTAACCTCCAAAGAAAAGCGGAATTTCGCAGAACGATCTGCGCCAGTGCGAAGCGATTGCCTATGATCCACTACCACTAGGGCTGCAATCGTTTTGTACTGGCGGGCTGCTGTTCGCGCCCGCTCCCCATTCCTGAGCGGTTGGCGGGGCTGGCAAAGGCATCCAAAACCACGGCTCCACAACCTGCTTGTAAAAGTAATCGTGATAGCACCCATCCTGCTTATCATAATAGCAAATGTCAACTTGAGGCCCCGGCATACAACCAAGAAAAGCGGCACCATCTGACGGTAACGGCACCGAAGCTGCGTTATTCCACATAGCCAACCGCCTATCTGTATGGTCGGGCGCGAATTGCACCCAACGGTTTCGCGCCACGGGCGCTGCGCGCTTTGGCGTGGCGTCCCTGGCGCTTGTTGGCAGATGCGAGGGCAGATTCCGCACGCTTGGCGCGGATCGTTGCGCGACGCAGCATAAATATCAGAAAATCCTTTGGCATTTTGCGCATATCCGCCCACCACTCATCTAACTTATTCCGCGCCATATAACCTCCAGTGAATGCCCTCGTTTCTCCCAACGGCGAGCAAGTGCGCTGCGACTGAGTGGCGTCCATTGCGTGAGTTATACGCCGTTGGCAAGATTCCTTAGTGTCCTGCGCACCCCTTTATTGATAGTATTAAAATCCAGTACAAGGCATAAATCAGCAACACTCCTAATGCCTTGGCTGGAGCAAGAAAATCAATATCCCACCAACCACCCGAACGTCGGCTGAACGACCAGACGAGGCCGGCAAGCATTAGGAGTGTTGCGGCAATGTGGAAAACAAACCCCGGAATAAACATGGTGCGCCTCCAATATTGTGAATTGACAATGGCGTGTAACGGTTGACCAATGGCGAAGTGGTTGCTTCAACCATTTAGCGAAGCGCCGCCATTGGTTTGTTGGCTGATGTGGCGTTTTACCTCAGCAATGTCCAGTCGCCGTGTCTCCATCCACTTACGGCAACCAAACAAGTTGACATACCAAGGCTTCCGGATAAAAGTACGGCCACAAACAACGCAACTGCGACGAGCCACCACCTCACGCTTCATTAAGCCAAGACTGATCGGCATAGGAACAAACTTGTGAAAAGGATGCACGGCGGCCTCCATAGTCAAAAGTAAATTGCCGTTTCAACCAACGACCTGGCCGACACATGCTGAGTGGGGGTGGGGGGACAAAGCCACATAGCGGAGTTCCTGCTCGTCCCCCTGTCCGCTCGCACTTAATGCTAACCACCCCACTTGGCATACTCGGTCCTCTTGCCGGATGTAGACCGGCGCTCAGCTTTCCTCAGCGGGCGACGGTAGTTTTTACCACAACCGGCCCTTACCAAATCGGATAGCGTGTATGCAGTAGGACGCCACTCATCAGACAACCTAACCTGATCTCCGCGACGCACATATTCGTCTTCACGCAATATGCGATACCGTTTCATAGCCGCCCTCCTACAAATTGGTCGCCGGGCTATTTCCGGCAACGGTTCGGCAAACGTGCGCAGTAGTGCCTTGACTATTGCGACACTTTGCCTGTTGGGCGATGTGCCCGTTTTGCTTCCTTAGTATCCTGCGGAGCGTCTTGATTTTTGACCGCAAAATCGTGCGCCCACTGACAAATCACACTGTCGTATAAATAAGTTCCCTTGGCAAATTTCACCGGCAGATTGAGGGAACAATGCAGCTTCCCGCTGGCAGTAGTAAAATGCAACCATACACCATCATCACACGCCTGAATTGACAACGTAGGTCCGTCAGTAATCAAATCTCGTTTGTGGTTCATTTCTTCGCGCCGCCTTTCAAATATCGGTTTTCGCAACCGTAAATGTACCACAACGTCCCGGCGCACAGTTGATCGATTTAATGTCAACTTGCGCCTGTTAGCCGATGTAAAGGCGGTCTTCCACAGCTATCCTTTTGGCGCGCTCTTTGTCGAAAGCACCGTTGAGATAGTTCTGGTAGCACCGTTCACACAGACCAACTTTTTTACCGTTGAACTCTATATAGCGCACAGGCTCATCTGGGCAATGCTCACCTTTGCGAGTATGCACAGCACACTGAGCAACAAATTTACCTAAGTATTCCTGCTGATACTGAGCAGGTGTAATGTCTTTGCGCGCCAAACTATAATCCATAAAAACCGCCTTTATTTCGGCTAACGTCCCGCTTACTGGTGCTGTTGCGCGTCTATAAATCGTTTTACTCTCATTGGTAAACAGTCGCAATTAAATGCACTATCACACTCACCCATAATATCAATCAACTTAGAACGACATTCCACCAGTAGCGCAATGGCATCCCTAAGCGTGTTAGTTGATGCGGAGGGAGCGGATTCCACAATATCAGCGGCAACCTTCGGCACGATGTCGAACGTCACGTATTCACCGCACTTGCACTTAAGGCCTATGCTGTATACTTTGCTCATCGTTGCCGCCTATGAATATGTTGACTTTGAGCGACTGTAGTTTCTGCCAACGCCTGGGCAAGTGAGAAGTTGACGAACTATTATCGACCCAACTTCCACCCGGCAATAACCACTGCAACCGCAATACCACCTGCAAGCAACCCGCCGATGATAAACACACCAAGACTCCTTTCGTCAATTTCTTACTTGCCCCTGTTGTCGGATGTAAACCCGGCCACAGTGCGTCCTCTTTTGAAAACGCGGGGCACCTTGCGGCACCCCGCTTCTCTATGATAAGCGCAGCGACTGTTCAGGACATCCACGGCCACGGGGGAAATGGCGCAACTACCAGGAACGAGTACCCCTACACTTGGACCCCGCTGATCGGGCAGGGCCGTCGCCGCTATGTGTTCGATGAGCGTTTTCAAACTACAACCTCCAAAGCCGGATTTATTTCCGGCAACGCCCTGGCCAACTACTGCTGTTGGGCTGCCCACTCGCGAATATCGGATTCCAGCCCCTTGAGACAACCGAACTTGATTTCGTCAATGTGAAAGACCACGGCACGAAGCAGCCCAATGGCAGTATTGGCCGTGTTGCCGGTTGTGGAAGGAGCGGGTTCCTCCAGTTTGGCGGCGGCATACCGGAAAACCTCATCAATGTCGTTGAGCACAGCACCATTAGCAAAGTCTCTTTTTCCAAGAGAGCGAAACCACTTTAGATCACGCATCGCCGCCTCCTATAATTCGTTAGTGTCAGCGGCAATTTGCGAAGCGGACACCATTGGTTTGTTAGGCGAAGTTTGCGGGGCTTCCGCCAGTTCTGCCGCCGCCGATTGAGCAATGTCCTCCGCCTTCCACTGGTCGCGCATAGAACGAACGTCACTTTCAAAGACAAGCAACGAGCCAACAATGGCATCGTAACGCAACCGGACTTCCGATTCTGTAATCAGCTTATCGAAGCCATCCAACCTGTCAAAAGCTCGTTGCGCTGCTGCGAGTTTGCGCAAAAGCTCCGTAGCCTGTTCAACGTCTGTCATACCACCTCCCTGCGGCGGCCTATAAATTCAAAGCCCCGCAAATTTTGCCTAACGCGCTCACGCACCCGCCCGAAGTTGCTGACACACCCACTCGTAAAACAACCGTGCCTGCCACTCTACCATGCCGTGCTTATAGCACTCTGAAGCAAACTCTTCGAGTGTCGGCAATTTCGGGCTTCGTGGGTTAGGAGATTTAACCGCCCGCTCCTTAATGTCCAGCGCGGCCATCACCCGCCACTGACGACGAGCAACTGACTTGCTGCAACACTGCGACGTGCTTTTGCCACAGCACGGGCATTCGATCCAATATTTCGCCAGTGCACCGGACATCGTCGGCTTCGGTAATCCTAAATAATTTTGTAGCTTACATCCACACTGAGGTAGTGTCATCTTGGCCGCGCCTTTCTGTAAAGTTCCGGGCGGTTATTTCGCACAACGCCCGCCGCACGGACGCCGTTGCTAATTGATAACTCGACCGCAATCTACACACACCTTGATGCCAGTACATGGATCGCTGCTCCACTCATCGTGTGAGCAATGGCGTTCCTGCGGCTGTTGTGGGGCGTTGGCAATTTCTACCTCAGTGTCCAGCGGCTCGTCCCCGCCGACACAATCGAAGCACTGCCGCCTACGTTCCACTTCAGCCGAATTAGGGCAATCATCGCATATATTCATAGAGCCGCCTCAATACCATAAGATAAATTGACAATGTACCACAACGGTTCAGCATGGCGGTAGTTTCCGCCGCAGATATTGATACATGAAATTTGCACCAGTATACTCAAACGCGGCACGATCACTCCTGCCAGGCCGAATACCACACTCAGCAATGGCCCTATCAATAGGCGGAAGTTGCGCCATGCGTGAGTTGGCAGATGCGGAAGGAATGCCTACCCCCATGTGCTGTCGGCGACACCGAGTCCAGGCTGACCATTCCAAGATCACGCCAACCGCTACTCCAACCACAAATGCTACGACAACCCACATAGCCGACCTCCTTAATGTAAAGAGCATGACTGGAGTTTCTGCCAACGTTCGCGGTACGGATGCCGTGCCGCCTATTTATCATCATTCCACAATGTCAGCGGCATGGCATCCCTACCGCTGTTAGCGGCTGTTGCGCCGGATTCCGCAGTCTTCAGTGCGCCGTTCAGCCGGTACACAAACCGGAACTTTGATACGCGAGGAACCCTTGATATCACCGAACCATGAGGAACGTGAGACCGCCTCGAATACTTCTTGCCGCGCTCATCCACGTAATCGCAACGAGGTGTCTTCCGCCCGGCGTCAGTCATACCGTCAGCAGTCCAATTTGCTGCCTTGTATATCGTGCCGCGGTGCCCCGCGCTTGGATCTGCGTAGCTAACAAGATAAGACAGCCCCGGAAATCTCCTGCGAACGATTTTGACAGACTGCGCAATGAACCACGTTTCCGCATTCCGCGGCACATTATCATCAATCCAAAGCCGAGCTAACTCAAAACCCTTGCCACCGTAACGGACGTTTGTTTCTCGCGGCGGCTCCGAGAAAATGATGCAGCCGACCGGCTCGGCTTTGGCTACCATTACAAGGCAGCATCTCACGACGCCAGGCCACTTGCCCAAATAGTGTCTACGAACCATCCAATTGACGGAAGAGCGCGGCGCATCATAAATGCGACAAACGCTACTCCATTGCTTGTTAAAGGACGGCGCACCTATCATATCGCCCTCCGGCGCAATGGCCGCTAACGTGCGCCGTGTTACGACGTTGCCTCTGGCAATGTGGGTGTACTCACCCCTTGCGTAACGCGGCTGTTGTCTGCTGTTTCGGTTTCTTCCACAGTGTCCTGCGGCGCGTCTTCCATCGGTACATAAACAGGTCGAACGTGTATACCATGCTCTGGTAACTCATCAGTCATAATACGTAGAAATTTACCTGCTGCCTCATCACCAGATACCGCCTCAATCTTTCGTATAGCACACTGTATGTTTAGGCCAGATGGTATATGCTTTGTAAAAGTCCCAGCCACAGCAAAAATCATAATCTCCCTTTCTTCGCGCCGCCTACAATTCCAGAGAAACCGAAATTGCAGACAGCGGTCAGCCACCCGCCTGCTGTTTGCGCGGAGTAAATTCGCAGACCAAAGCCCCGCACTTAGTTTCAGTACCCCACACGCACGGCTCGTATTTACGATGATGAGCGCAAATGGCAGGCTGGCGGAGTTGGGCGCGGCGGAGGGAGGCCACCTCGGCTTTCAGCGCGGCGATCTCCCGCAGAATTGCCGAGTCTATGGCCTCGTGACCGCACGGTGGACAGCCGTCGCTCCCATAGATGTCTACGCAGACGGCGTTCATCTCAGAAA